TTCGCTGGGATCGGAAAATTCTTGGGGGGGTTCCGATATTTCTGCGGATGGTTCGTGCTCATTACTATGTACATGCGCGGCGGAGTCCCATTCTGGCGCGGCGGGGGTGGGGTCGGGGTGGGGTTGCTCACCTGACAACTCCGCTAGCAGGTCATTCGCTTCGACTGTCTCCGCGTCCGCTGTGCCAAGCATCAACCCTTTTAGCTGGTCTAGTATCTGCTCGCGTATCGCGCCGCTATCCTTGATGTGCCGGATTTCCTTGCGCTCGGTGAATGCCGCCACTTCTGTCACCTGTCCGAGAACTTTAGCCGCTTGGATGCGCGTTGCCGGTTTTGTGTCGGGGTCAATGAGCGCCGAAGTGAGCGAAGAAATCACCAAAGACCGCAAAGCTTCGGCAGTATGCAACGCAGCCACCTGTTTAGCCTGTTCCAGCGCGGCTAGTTCTAGTTGGATTCGGGCTTGTGCCTTCAACTTGCTTGCATTCGTTCCTACTGACTTGGGCGAACCCTTCGCGCTGTACGCTGCCCTGTACGCATCAGCGCCCGTCATCCCTTCCAGCGCTATAGCTTCGGCAAACCGTTTTTGCTTGGCAGTCAGGGATCCGCGCGGAACGTTTAAGACTGTCCCGATATCTTTTGTCTTTAATGCTTCCCTTAGTTGTTTTCTACTAGGTGATTTCATCATGGCCTGATGTTCGCTCCGCTCACTATCCCGCCGCCGCCCTTGCCGTTGCCACTATGACAACCGCGCTCGGCATTACATGGCGCGACAATACCGGAACAAGTGCGGAATAGTCAACCGCTATCGATTCGACCAGATCAATTGCCTGTTACACCTGTTACACAATGTGACACCTTGTTACACCGACTGTCACATTTTGTGACACTCGACCACCAATTAATGCGCATTTTCGCTTGGCATGATTGATGCAATACGCTACCATGCAAGCAATACATGACACGCCCCTTGTGTATTGTGTAGAATGTCCCCATGTAAACCACCAGGGAGAAAACGCATGAAGCAATACGAATTCGAAGCAATTAACCGCACTCGTGGAAACGTAGAGCGAATTCGTGCAACCGCTAGAACCGAAAAAATAGCGCGCGCGCACATTGTCAATTACTACGGGCAGCAGTTCGACATTCTCGAATCATGCTGCGATATCAACCCGCCGCACCAGATACTCGGCGAGATTGACTGCAGCGACGATCAAGACGGAGAGCATATCTTCGCGCTAATCGCTGCAAAAAACCTTGTTTAACCCACCGCTGAAAGGAAATCGACCCATGACATACCGCTTTATTACCGACCCAGGCCACGGATGGTTAGAAGTGCCACGCGCTGAACTTGACGCGCTCGGCATCCGCCACTCAATCAGCGAATACTCATATCAGCGCGCCGACCTGGTTTACCTGGAGGAGGACTGCGATTTTTCCCGCTTTGCAGCCGCCAAAGCCGCCGCCGGAGAGCCTGTTAAGTACACCGAGCTCTACCAGGAAAATACTTTTATTCGCAACCTGCCACGCTTCCAACCATAAGGAACCGCCATCATGAACGACTATCAAGCTGAAGGTTTTGCCAACCGCCGCGAGTATCTCGAATCACTCGCCGAAGATTACCCGCGTGACGCTGTTTTCGCGCTGGCATCAATGCTTGGCCCTTCCGAGGACTTCGACGGGCTTGTAACTGCCCTTGAGGATGAATACGACTACTGACCCACTAGGCCGAGCCGCTGCGCTCGGCCACCATTGGAGCCGCCATGCAAACCCTTTTAGAAATGCTTATCGGCGCTTTTGGCGCTGTGCTTTTGTGGGCTTTTTTCTTTGCGCTTTTTCTTTTCTGATCGGAACCGACCATGCACCGCTTAAACGACTATTACGAAGAAACCATTGCCGGACATTATCTGTCTGCGCTTATCAATGCGGATTATTCTGGACTATCCGACGACGAAGCCGCCGAGCTTGACGCTTACATGATGACGTACTGCGCGCTGCCGGATTTGACTATCAGCACCGCCGACGATGAGCCCAGCTTCACCGTTGACGCTGTATCCGGACTGCACGCCGACTGCTACACCGTTCGATTCTATTTCACGAACCACGCGCACTACCCGCAGCAACACGCCCTCGACCTAAACTAAACGGAGCCGACCATGCACAAGACCACCATTGAAAACACCGAAGATGTTATCGACAGCCGCGACGTTATCGCCCGACTGGATGAGCTTGAATCCTGCCGCGATGACCACGAGGCCGACCCAACAGGCGGACATTTTTCCGACGAGGATGCCGCCGAACTTGCAGCACTCCGCGCGCTGGCAGACGAGGCCGAGGATTCGCCGGACTGGATACACGGCGAAACCCTCATTCGCCGGTCTTATTTTGTGGACTATATCGCCGAGTTAATCAACGACTGCTATGAAATGCCGAAGGAAATGAACTCCGGCCAATGGCCTTACCGACACATGACTATCGACTATGAGGCCGCCGCAAACGAGGCCGAGCAAGATTACATGACCGTCGATTTTGATGGCGTTGAATATCTAATCCGCTGCGTTTAATGGAGTTATTAAAATGAAAATCACTATTCGCGTCGATAAAAATTACGGCATCGAAACCGCTTACCCAGCTTGTGACCGCGCGCAGATATTCGCGCGCATAGCAGGAACCAAGACCCTCACCCGCCACGCGCTGCGCGATATCGCCGCGCTCGGTATTGAGATTGAAATCGAGCAGACCATGCCGCGCACGTTCGCCCACTTGACCGCTTGATAGGAGATCAGACCGATGAAACCATTCGCTCAATTTAATGACATTGTGTCCGCTTGCGCCGAAGCCGGACAGAAATTAGCGCAAGACCGCGCCAACAACGGATTTTATGAGCCGCTTTATTTGTACTTCAGACGAAGCACAGAGAAGGAAAACGGTGGATTAATTCTAGTTGCCGAATCCAGCCAGCCGCCAGAAGAATTCGAGCTTGCGACCGGCGAAGGCTTGCGCTGCAATGTTCCACTCTCGAATTATTGGGTTTGGATTCGGGAACGCTCCATGCGCTTGCCCATTCTAGCTTTCGGCAATTAACAGGAGATCAGACCGATGAATATTGCGCCGACACCTTGGAAAATGGGCATCCCAATTAATCGCGCCGTTTACGCCGCCGATACCACCCCGATATGTATCTGCGACAGTATGGGCGAGGCAACAGTAGAGCAGGAAATAAACCACGCCCGACTAATAGCAGCCGCGCCGGAACTTTTAGCCGCCCTGCGCGCGCTTCTGCCATACGCCGAGAATGAAGCACACGCCCTGCAGGAACTCCGCGATTCAGAAGCCGCAGAAGCAGCCGCCGAAGCCGCTTGGCAAGCCGTGGAGCGCGCCCTCGAAATCATCGAACGCGCCACCGCCAACCAGTAGATCAGACGCTTGACGATGGCACGCGCGCAACGTACCATGCAACACATGACACGCGCGCCTGTCACCTGATAGCAGATCAGACGGTTATCAAACATGAAACATGGTAACGTTACCACATTGTAATTTTGATAAGGAGATCAGACGATGCCATTCAACCGCAAAGATATTTTGCTTGCCCACTATCTGCCAGCTTTCAACGAACAGATGGCCGATGATGACTGGCAAGACATGACCGCCGCGCAAGCAGAACGCAGCGCGCTTTTTCACCATTGGCTCCGCGAATGGTCAGACGATTCACGCGGAAAACTTTTAATCCTGCTGCAATCCTGAAGGGAGATCAGACGATGTACACAATTCGCTATAACGGCAGCTATATCAACGGCAGCTTTGCCGAATCAGACTGCTACGTTACCGACGATTCAGACCACTTCTGCGGCCAGCGATTCAAGAGCATTCACGCCGCCAAGATAGCAATCACCCGCGCGCGCCGCGCAGGATTACCCGCCAGCCGATAGGAGATCAGACGATGAACATTTACAACGTGACAATCAAAGCAGAAGTTTATAAAACGATAACGGTCAACGCAGCCGACGAAGATGCAGCCTACATCGCCGCGCATGAACTGTTTACAGTCGCGCCCGATTTTGTGTGGCCTGAGAGTTACAACGAGGAAACCATCGGCATTGAACTGATAGGAGATCAGACGATATGAAACCACTAGCCGATGGAGATTACAAAGCCGACGATAGCTGCGCTGTATGGGTAGATGTTCGCGGGTTTACCGTTTACCTACACACAACCGACGAGGGAATAATTGTTGACGTTTTCAACGCCGAGCAACTCCGCGCCGAGCCTTTCGCGGAACCAGTTGCATCGACCTACGCATTTGACCATGAACTAGCCTAACAGGAGATCAGACGATGGACATTTTCAACGAAAAATTTACACAAATGGAACTAAACAAATTTGCGTCATACATCGCCGATTATCTCGCCGAGGAAAACGCCGCAGAAGTTGATTCGAGCCTGATTTGTGACGCGATTTTTGCGTACATCGGCGGCGCAGCCGACCATACCTGACAGTAGATCAGACGCTTATCAAACTATAAACATGGCAACGTTGCCACGTTTCACAATTGTTAACAGGAGATCAGACGATGGAACGATCAGACGCACTCACTCAATTATTGGTGCTGGCAGTAGCAGCGCCGACAGATATATACGCCGACAGACTTTCCGCTATTGCTGAACACTTGGCCGAGGATATGACCGCCGATCAGGTGAAGCAATGCAAAGCCGCAGCCGCCGCATTTTTGGACAGTTAACAGGAGATCAGACGATGAGAACACTCGCACAGATTGAAGCGCTTGCCGCTGGCATGGCAGAGTCACACTTCTACGCAGACCCAGACGATAAAATCGCTTGGGAACCATTTGAACACTACCCCGAAGCATGGGTAGAAGAGCAGACGGATAACATGGCCGAAATGCTGGTGCGCTGTATGTTGTGGGCGCAGCAGGATACACTCGCACCATGACAAATCAAAAGATGTTCACCCTGTACCTGATCGAATCAGACGATGGTCAGGTCAGGGTAGTTACTGATTACACCGGATCAGGCGACCGTTGTCTCGCGCTTGGCTGCGAGATCATGCAGTCGCTTGCCATCATGCAGCCATATACACATGGCGGATTATCTTTCGCCATGCCGAGCGTAACTGATGCCGAGCATTGATTGGGTCAGGCTTTGACTGAACGCGAACAAACCGATCCGACGGTGACAGTCGTTGGCATCTTCGCCTACACGATCAGACATCCAGACCGGCCAGCCTATTTCCTCCGCTGCGCGCTGCCCTGTACCGCTTTCATCATTGTCCGCGATGACTAGACCCTGCTCCAGACTGTCGGCCACGCGCACCATGTTACCCGCCGAAAAGCAAACATGAATTGTGTAGCGCCGCTTCAATTGCTTCATGGCCGCACGAACCGAAAGCGCAGTAGCATACCCTTCGCATACGATGTTCAGACCTTTGTTGTCGAACGTGAAGGTAGCGCCGCTAGTGCGCTGACCGTACAGAAACTTCTTCGTGCCATCTTCCCAAATCTGTTGGATTCCGACGAGCGACTTGCCCATTCGCATCGGGATCAGAAGGACAGGCTTGTTCTCAATGTTCAGCACAGACCCCTGCTCATCTGGAAAACCTTTGACCGTGAGGTATGCGTGAGTGCTATAGCCGCTATCGTTGAGCATACGCACCGCCTTGCCCACCGCTTCCGTTGCCAGCTTCCGGCGCTGCTGCTCTGCTTGCGCTTGGCTGATGACAATCGCGCGCATATCTAAGTTCAGACGGTCGCTTGAGTCAGGCTTCCATAAACTTGTGACCGTACTGAGCGCATGATTCTGAACGAACCCATGCGTACCCATAAACTTAACCGCGCCGTTGCGCTTGCGCGGGTGATCCTCTGTTGGATACCGCTTCCACACGCCGACCGGCGGCAAATCGTTGATGATGATGCCGTGGCTGCGGGCAAATTCTACGAAGTCCATTATCGTTTCCCGATTGATTTAAGGAACTGACGCATCTTCTTATCGATGAACGCCTTTGTCTCCGACGTAATCATCTCCGGCGTGTTGTCATTCAGACCCCTCGGCCAAACGCCAAACTTATCTTTGTATGTGTGCGCTGCCCTGCCTTTGCTCCAACCTTGATAGCGCTGTAGCCAGATCATTTGATTCCAGAATGACTGCTTGCTCTCGCGCGACGCGCTGCCGGACAGCTCGACCATCTCACCATCGACCGCGATGACTTTGTTCTTGCGCTCCCGCACATGGCCGCAGTTGTAGCAAGTGTCAGAATTGCTCGGCCACAGCGCGCTGCATACCGGACACTTGCTTGCTTCTTTCAGGCGCTCAGTCGGTTCCTTCTTCGGCTTCTCTTTGCCCTCGTCTAACTTGTCAACGCCTTCCTCGAATACCTCATCCCAATCCTCGCGGAAACGCAGGTAGTTACCGGAATGATCCAACCAGATCGCAAACTCTTTGCCCTCACAACCACGCATGACCCTGCCCATCTGCTGAATGTGTGATGACAGGCTCTTGCTAAATGGTCTGGCCGACACGCCGATCATTACATCCGGCACATCAAATCCTTTGGTCAAAATGTCCGTTGCGATCAGACCCACGATCTTTGTGTCCGGTTTGCTGAAGTCTTCGATGACCTGCTTCTTCCACTCGTCATCATCTTTGTAGCTGATGCAAATGAAATTGAACCCTTGCTCTTGAAACTTATTGGCAAGGTGAGCGCCGTGATCTACGCCGCTTGCAAACACAATGGTCTTGCGCGGTCTGCCAAATATCTCATGCGTCTTCTTCACCCACTCTGCAACCACATCGCCGGTGATCTTCATGCCGCGAGTGCTTGCTTCCTGCTGCGACCATTCGCCCGCAACCTTCTTCGCTCCGGCCATGTCAATTTCTTTTGCGATGAACACGCGCAGCGGGACAAGGATGTTCTGCTCTACCAGTTCTTTTGTGGTGACGGTGCTGACCACATTGTCGTAAACCTTGCCGAGTCCTTTTGTAAACGGTGTTGCGGTCAGGCCAATGACGCGGATCTCTGGATTGTTCTTGATGAACTCGATAGTCTGCTCGCGCGTCTGGTGCGCTTCATCAACGATCAGAAGATTCAATCCGGGGAATGAGCCGCGCTTCTCCAGCGTCTGCGCTGAACAAACTTGCAGCGGTTCATACGGTCGATAGCGCCAGTGACCAGCTTGCATCACGCCGTGGTCGATCTTGTATTTCTCCAGTCGCTTGGATGTTTGATCGCACAGAACGATACGATCAAGAAGCATGGCCGCTTTGTTACCTTTGGCTTTCGTCGCTCGCATGAGTTCGATTGCCATCTCAGTCTTGCCTGCGCCTGTGGGCGCGTAAAGTATCTGCGCCCGTTTCCCCTTTGCAAACCCTTCACGAAGGGCGTTCAACGTCTGCTCCTGATAGGAGCGGAGATTGAGTGTCATAACTCTCCTTAACTGCCAGCACACCCGCTGGCTTGGGCTTGATTAATTAATTCGCTTCGAGTTTTTTCAACTTCTTCTGCAACATAGCCACTTGCTTCATTAGCTGCGCGTTCTCTGCTTGGAACTGATCGCGGCTAATCGTGACTGCTTTTAATTCTATCTCCAATAGCCTGATCTGTGCGCGTAAATCTTTGATGATTGACTCTGCTTTTTCTCTTTGGATCTCATCAGAGCTTGTCGCTTGTGCAATTGTTAGTTGATCTTGCAACTCTTCGTTCTGCTTTTGTAATTCTTGCACTGCAAACTTCATGGTCTCGGCTTGGATATCTGCCTCGCTCATCTCCGCCTGCTCTTCTTCTTGCTTCTCTGCTGGTTTGCGGATCAGCGTTGTCGGCTTGCCGCGCACGTTCATCTTTGTTTTGTCTTTGGTTGCGCCGACTTCTTTGCGAAGTGCTGATACAAATGTGTGACTGACGCAGCATTGGCGGGCGATTTCCCGATCAGACCAGTCTTGCCATTCAATATCGGTGAGCATAGACATGATTGCTTTGCGCTTGTCTGCCGCCGTGCGTTGCAATCCGTGCGTACCATTTGCCGAGAATGAAAACAGAATCGCATCGCGCAGGGTTCCTTCGCGCACATCGCAGGCAATGCCCGGACTGCCAACCTTCTTGGCTGCGAAGTAACGATGGAAACCGTCGGCAAGAAAATACTCCGCTCCATCATGAAACACGATTGCGGGCGGGAACTGCGCCCCCTCCTTCATCCTGTCCGCGTAATCTGCAACTACGTTCTCATCAATCTTGGCGCGTGACTGTGTGCCTGCGTTGATTATTAATTTGTCTAGGCTGATATTCATGATTCACTGTCCCAAAAAAAGGCTATCACTGCGAGTAAAGCGATTAATAAAAACAATCCCGCTCCGACTAATACACCGGCGACGAAGGGTATCTGACTAATGATGTCGTACCAACTCATAAGATCATGTACCTCCAGACAGGATTAACTTGGCTGTAATTCTCACGGTCAACGCGACTCCATTGCACTGAATTGACTATCGGTGCCGATGGGCAAGACCAGTTCAGCTTGGCCTCGTACATATCAAGAAAGTGCTGCATCTCAGGCAAGCAGGAAGTGCTGCTGCCCTGATCGGTACGATCCTGCACCCAAGCATCGCCGGTATGAATCATCTGGCCGAGCGATGGATCATCTGACATGACCACCCGGCGGCGGACAAACTTGCTCATCCATGATAGCTCTTGCCAGATCAGACCAGCAGGCGGCAGCACTGTCTTCGTATGCAAAGCGTTGCCACCGCGCAGATACATGATGCCAATGTCCGGCTCAAGCGGGAATGGATACGACACCGCATCATTGATAGCCACGGTGATATCGTTGTACCAACCTTCTTTCAGGCAGGCAAACTCTGCTATCGTGGCATCCGATGCCTTGAGCATCTCTGTTCGCGCACCATCCATCAAACTGCGTGGCAGCTTGCCGTGGCAGAACTCGAACACATCCGCAAAGATCTCCTCGAAGGGTTCCTCGTATTTCCACCAGTCGCCCGTCATTTCCACCTTCAGCGAATAGCCTTGCATCTCAGCGTAGATTGCCGTGTTCACCAGCTCTTCAAGTATTTCAAACACAGTGCCGGTCTTCGGGCGATGCACAACGTGGCCGTGAATCACTCGACCGCCGGGTGTAATCAGCTTCGGAGCAAAGCCGCAGTACAAATACCACTGATCCTCTTCGATGCCCCACTTGCGGTTGGCGCGCTCGAACCCAGCACAAGCGACGATCTCCTGCTTGTAGGTAAAGTTCTGCGGCAGGATGATGGGCAGCATGAAGTCTATGTCTTCCCAATCAATCGCTGCCCACCACGCCATGCGCGCTGCAATCGCTGCCAATCTCAGATTCTCTGGATACTTGGCACCTAGCTCCAGCAGAGTGTCAGTGACTAGGTGTGGCCGCGTACTGATACCAGCGGTCATCCCTGCGATCATCATGTTGATCTCTGAATCAACACGAAGGCTTGAACTGCGGTTAAATTGAATCACTATTGTCCCCTTAAAGAACCCTTGCCTTGCCTGACCTTGGCGTACCGGATCTCGCCGCACCAAGCCACGCCTAGTTTTTATCCTTCTGATACTTCAAACTTCACTACATTGAACCGGCCAAACGTCGGGCGGAAATCGCCAATCCCAACCAATCGGCCAGCCGTAGACAGCGTGTCCTGAATCCAAAACCGATCCAGATATTCCGGCGTCAAGATCATCAGATCAAAGTCCAACCGGTATCCCGCTTTCATTGCAGGCCGCACTCGATTGACACCAGCCCGCTGGATCACGACACGGCGCTTGTCTTCGTAATCCCATTTCTCTTTACCAAACGAAGCCAGATTGGTCAGGCTGACTACGCCTGCCTTCGTCAAATCCATCGCGCTCTTCCTTGGGCTGCGTGGATCTTGCTTAAACTTCGCCGCCATGATGACTGACTGTCTCAGGTATTCGCCGGGGCAGCACAGCTCACCGTCGTCATTGCGCCAAACGTAAGACTCAATATCGTCCGTCTTCTTAGCCGCAGAATTCTTGGCTGCTTTAGCTTTGGTCTCTACCGCTTCACAATTCCATCGATGGAATAGGAAGTCAGCACTGCCCTCGATGGTGATGTGAGCGATGTACGGGATGCCAGATTCAATTGTTTCTGCACCACCGTTAGTTACCTCTGCGACTTGTTTTGCTTTTGACATTTTGTTCTCCAAAGTTAAAAACCCTTACCTAACCGAACCGGGGCTTGCCCCGCCGTGACTTGCCACGCCGTACCCGATGATGCTCGCGCATCGCATAAACGGCTCAGAGAACCGTCTATACGCTGCACAGCAGCCCTTACCCAACCACTACATACCTCGCCTTGCTGCACCAAACCAGACCCCGCCAAGCCTAACCTGACCTCGCCCTACCTTACATCGACTTGCCTCGCCTCTCCAATCCCTGCCCAACTCTGCCTAACCTGACCCAGCATTGGATAGTTCACTCATCGAATGAACTACCCACTGCCCCGCCCTTCCTCACCGAACCAGACCCAGCCATTCCTAGCTCTGCCCTACCAGTCCAAACCTGATGCCACCTCGCCCGGCCATTCCGCACCCAAGCTCGCCTCACCCTTGATTCAAAATTCTGTACGCGATCTCCTCGCTGGCGTATTCCCAGTCCCGGCACTGGTGGCAAATCATGGCCGCACGTTCGCGCTCACGTTCCACAATCAGCGCTGCCAGCTTCTCTACCTCCGGCATGAAGTCCCGGAAGATCCCCCAGTCATCGCCGCCCGCTTGCTTCGCTAACTCCAGCAACTCTGCTTGTGTCATCGCACCTCCCTATATCTAGGACTTAATGTACATCTAGATCTAGTGTATGTCAACACATTGTTCCTGTCAACATCCATGTATTGTATGTTCCGCGTTTAGTTCCCCCATGGGTGATAGCCCCCCTCCTTGCGGAGCACTGGCGGGGTTATCCTCCCTGCCCAGCTACTGAAACGTGTTAGCAGCCTAGCAATCCCAGAAGGCAGCGATTATCTCGATGGAAGGTATGTCTCACCACTGGCCCTTCCCTCTTGTGCCATCCCTCGCTGACAGGTGGCGTGGCTCGCAGGCGGGTGAGACCTCGGCCAGTGTTCTCTCTCCAGCAGCCCATGCAGGCTCACTGCTATCGCGGGAGGCGCGCCCGGCTACCTGCCGGGACAGGTAACTTACTTCGTTGGCTCGTCAACAATCTTGCCGCGTTCAATACCCACGCGGTGCTTAATCTCAATGGCGTAATACGTAAAGTCCACGTAACCATGAGCTGCCTTGTCAGCAGCATATTCACGGCAGCGTTCTATGGCTGACTCAAGTGAGTCGTGAAGAAATTTAAAGTTGGCACGAAGGCCAGATGGGGAACGCGCAAAGACGGCGTACTTTGGAGACGTTGCTTCGTGCAATCGCAGCACGGCTTGTCTGTTTGTCGGCTCTTCCACGTTCCCGTCCTAATCAAAGGTTGCGGAGGCCATAAAAAAACCCTTAAAGTCTGGCTCTCCGTGTATCGGGCACGTTCCCCCTTAGGGATAAGAACCAAACTTTAAGGGTTCGATTATTGTCTCTGCCCGATACAGTGACGCGCACAGTGTAGGACAGATTCAAATGTGATGCAAGTGGTTGCTGGGACTGTAAACTTAAAACAAGCCCACTGTAAACTTAAAACAAACCTACTATAAACTTAACCAACACGACTGAGGACTGGCTCATCCCCCGTTTTACCGAGGGCAATCCTCATGCGTCTTGATGACTACTCGCTGCACTGGTTGCGCCAGCCCGTGTAGTCACAGACCGCCAGCATCCGCTTTCGTCACCTGTAATTATACCGGAACAAAAAAAGACCCCGACAAGGGGAGGAGCCGGGGTCAAGAGCAGCGTCTCACTTTCGCTGCCGTCGCCAACTTGGAGACGGGTGCAACCGACGTACGTGAAAAGCACTGAGAGAGGAGATTCCGCCAGCGCACCCACGCACACAATACTCCATCCACCTATCCCTCGCAACTTGTCAATCTATAAACGTGGCAACGTTGCCATGTTGCTCATTTTGTATCTTGTTATGCAACACATTGTTCCTGTATCATCTTAACTATTGACATGATCTACATCTAGGGTTACGATCACTTTTATGGAAACCAAATTTTGCACTAGTTGCCAAGCCACGAAGTCAGTAGAAGGCGGAGAGCGCAGGATCACGCGCGGCGTCCCGCGTTGGATATGCCGAGCCTGCATCGAGCGCAAGTCCGAGAGCATATACAAGAGCCATAGAGCTGATGCTGTTAAGGCGAGGGAGAGAGCATGAACAGAGATGACATTATCCGCATGGCGCGGGAAGCGGGGTTAGAGCAGACAATAAGCATCGCGCCTGATGGTGGGTCAAGAATTGTATCTTGTCCGCCGATTGAACCGCTTGAACGCTTTGCCAACCTAGTTGCAGCAGCAGAGCGCGAAGCCTGCGCCAAGGTTGTTGAGCAAGCAGGGGTTGATGGCTACGGCACGTTAGCCGCAGCGCTGTTGGTTAGAGAAAGGGGTGCGCCATGATCACACTAACACGCGAGGAAGCGCAGCAGGTGCTGGATGCGTTGGAAGATGCGGCAGATCATATCGGCTGTCCTGACGATGACGATGCGATTGGTGTTGCTAGGAGAACCCTTCGCGCTCGACTTGCGCAGCCTGAACCCAGCGTGGAGCCGGTGGTAAAGATGAAAGAACTGCTGGAAGTTCAGGGACGGGACGGCAACTGGAACTTAGACCCGTATATGCAAGGTATGTACAACGGCATGGAACTGATGGTGGCTTTGGCAGAGGGGCGTGATCCAGTGTTTCGTAAAGCCCCTGAGAAGTGGTTGTCCGCCTCACCACAACGCGTCTATTGTTCATGCGGTGACGGTATCGTGCCTGATGATGGTGCGCTGTGTGGTACGTGTGTGAGCTTGAAGGACGCGGTGAAGCAAGAGCCGGTGGCGTGGCATGAACCCGGCTCGTACAGTAACGTGACTGTGTATAAAAAATGGGCTGAAGAAAATAAGTGGTTGCCGCTTTACAGCAAAGGAGTTTAACAATGAAACCAATCGCATGGATAAAGATACGAGAACTTACATATATGCAAGCCGTTAAAGCGTATGGCAAAGACGATTGGCAGACGAACCTTGGTTTGAAGCCTGAGCCTGATGACGAAGGTTTGTACACAGAGACGCAGGTGCAGAAGATGCGCGAGAGTTTCGAGCAGTCCGTTACAGACCCGGAAAACCAACCGAGCCAGTACGGTACGGTGCTGATGAAAGAATGGCAGGGGCTGACGGATGAGGAGATATGTAAGTGGACACCAGAAGTTCACGATTTAATCCGTGCCATCGAAGCCAAGCTGAAGGAGAAGAACACATGAGAATAAACACAGGGTGTTATCTTGATGGGTGTAAACGCTTTGACCCAGATGACGAAGAGGGCGTAGAGATTAAATGTGACCGTGAGTGGAAAACATTAACCGACGCTGAAGTAGATGAAATCGCTGTATCTGGTGACCATGAAATTTTGACCTTTGCCCGCGCCATAGAAGCCAAGTTAAAGGAGAAAAACACATGACCTGCCCAGACTGCGAACGATACAAAGAGAGCGCAAAGAATTGGCGGCACAAAGCGTATGAGTTGTCGGGACACCCGCTGCCGTGGGATCGCGGTGATACGTGGGTCGGGCTGACGGATGAGGAGATAGCCGATATGCACCACGAGATCAAAGTAAAAGGCATAGGGGCGTATTCAACAAACGACATTTACCGCGCCATCGAAGCCAAACTAAAGGAGAAGAATCATGCAATATAAAAAGGAACTCATACGTGAGCTACGCGATATAGCAATCCTGTTCCATGCAAGTCAGGAGCTTCCGTACAAGCTGTTGGAAGTGCTTGATAAACACCTGCCCCATATAGGCGATGTGTGCTGTGAGCGCGGGTGCATTGAGTATCGGGAGAAGAACGATGCCTGACATCAAACTCTACGATTACCAGCGAGGGGCAATTCCCAAAGGCACAAAGGTCACTTGTTACTTCACACCGCCAAAGAAGTACTCAAGCATCGCGCACACAATCGCGCCGTGGACAGATGCACCGTTGATCTGCGGGTTCTATGACGAGAACAACGACTTGATTAGTGTGCGCTTTATCCGCAAAGACGGAACATGGGAGGATGTATGAAAGCATTCCCAAACTTGGTTGGACAACTCGGCATGGAATTGCGGGACTATTTTGCGGCGAAGGCGATGCAGGGAATTTGTGCTGGTAGAGATGAGGCTGGAGTACTAGTGCAGCATGGCTATGAATGGATCGCATCCGAGTCCTACAAAATAGCAGACGCAATGATGAAAGCGAGAGAACAGTGATCGTAGACACCATCAACTACAAAGCAATCTGGGCATGGGTGCAGGCGGTATGGGCAAGATCCATGATAGCTATCTTGCTATTTCTGTTGGGTCTGTGGATTGGCAGCGTCAACACAGAAAGCCGCATCGCTTCCGACTGCAAGTTTGCCAACGCATTCCGTGTAGATATCCAAGCTTTTAACTGCCAACGCCGACTATGAAACTGACAAACAAATTCAATCTGCCCGAGACGTTTATCAATGTTATAACGCGCCCGACATACAGCCGGGGCAGCAGCGAGATCAGCGTCACCGAGATCCTCTCGCCACCGCAGCTTGTCCTCTTGCGCCGCCGTCATGCCGACGACATTGAGGTAGATGCAGCAGATCAGGTCTGGTCTTTGTTTGGCAGCGCAGTCCACAACATTCTCCAGCATGGTAAGGATGATCACCATGTTGTCGAGGAGCGGCTGTTCACCACGTTCGAAAGCTGGCGCATCAGCGGTGCTATCGACTTGCAGACATTCCAGCCAGATGGATCCATCGTCATCAGCGACTACAAAGTCACCTCCGCGTGGGCAGTCCAGCAGGAGAAGACCGAGTGGATAGATCAGTTGAATCTGTACGCATGGCTGGTGGAGCGCGTGAAGGGTCTGCCTGTTACCGGTCTACAGATCATTGGCATCGTCCGGGATTGGAATCGCAGGGAAGCAGCGAACAAAGAAGGCTACCCGCAGGCACCGATTGTCACCATCACGATTCCGCTGTGGGACTTCGAGGCGCGGGAGCAGTTTGTTAGAACACGACTGTCTCTGCACAACGAGGCCAACTTCTCGGCGGTCAGCGGTGAGATGCCGGAGTGTACGCCGGAAGAAATGTGGGAGAAGCCCACTACTTACGCCGTAATGAAGGAAGGCGGCAAGCGGGCAAAGAAAGTATTCACGATTAAGCAGGAAGCCGAAGCGTTCATGGCTGATCAAAAGGGAACGCACTACATGGAAACGAGAGAGGGCGGCAGGACACGATGCGATAGTTTCTGTCAGGTCGCACCATTTTGTCAGCAGTACCAATCCTATAAGGAGAGTCAATCATGAAATACCTAATTGCTATCTGGGCTATCTCGGCAGCATCATTGGCATACGCAAGCTGCACTTCGCATACGTTCTGCGATAACAATGGCCGCTGCACCTTCTGTACTACCTGCTGCTATGCAGGCTCATGCAATACCACTTGCAGCTAATCAGGAGAACAAATGAAAAATATCGCCACGGCTCTGGTCAAAGCGCAGAAGGAGTTTGGTCCTGCGCTGAAGACCAGTAGCAATCCTCACTTCCGCACGAAGTACGCAGACCTGTCTGCCTGCATCGAGGCGGTAATCGATGGCTTGAACAACAACGGCATCTACCTGATGCAGTTGACGGACGAGCATCTCGACGGCATCAAGATCCAGACCGTGTTTATTCACGAGTCTGGTGAACAGTTGTCGTCCGGTTGGCTGTATGTGCCAGCATCAAAGCATGACCCGCAGGGGTTTGGCAGTGCGCTGACCTACGCTCGCAGGTACAGCCTGATGGTTGCGGCTGGCCTCGCTCCGGCTGACGATGATGGTAATGCTGCCAGCAAGCCTGCGCCTGTAGCAGCACCGAAGCCAGTAGCAAAGCCAGCACCACCTACACCGCCTGCACCAACTCCACCGAAGAAGATGGAAGGCAAGAGCGGCGAGTGGCAGTTGAAGGTATCTGCCCAGCCTGACACAGAGTTTGGTGATTGGTTGGCCGTAGTTGTTGAGTCCACGGTTACTGCGCTTGATGCCGCCTCTAACAAGGAAGATGTGATGAGCATCTGGCGCACGAACGCCAACATCTACAAGGTTATCGAGCAGCAGGATGATGCGGCCTACAAAGAACTGCTCGCTACATTCGCCACTTACAAAGGAGCATTTGCTGATGGCAACTAAATTCCCCAACTCGGGCAGGCTGAACTACAGCCAGCGCAAGGTACATCCGAAGTCGCCCGACCTGTACGGCGAGCTAGTGCTGGAGCGTAGCTATCTGCGGCAGCTCATGGAAGAGACTGACGAGGATGAGATTACCGTCAAGCTCGACGCATGGCAGAACGATGGTCAGTACGGCACCTACTTCTCACTCAAGGTAAACACTTGGAAGAAGCCTGCTGATGGTGCAACGCCTCCGAAGCCACCGCAAAGACCGGCAGCGCCGGAGCCGCCAGTAGATGATCAGGACATCCCATTTTAGACATGAAGCCTGCACATCCATTGATAGATCACCTGCTTGCGGTCTACAAAATAAAGAACGATGCAAGGTTGGCGGAGCGGTTGGGATTGAAAGCATCGGCCATTTCGAAGATCCGCAGCGGCATGATGTCAGTAAATCCAACCTTCATCTTGGCTGCTCACGAAAGACTGGGCATCCCGGTGCGCATGATCAGGAAGGTTATGGATGGCTACTAAGTCACCTACGCAGCGCAGCCTTGAGTATCTCCGGGAGCAGGGGTATCACCCGGAGATAGTCGAGCGGTTCAACAGTTTCACAAAGCAGCGTAAAGACTTGTGGACATGGTGCGATATTTTGGCGATCAAGAAGGGCGAAGTGTTAGCCGTTCAAGTGACAAGCAGCAGTCATGTGGCAGAGAGAATCCGCAAGATTCAAGACTCTGACACGGTCGGCAAGGTGCGAGATGCAGGCATCAGGATCGAAGTGCACGGCTGGGGTAAGAACAGCAAAGGGCGGTATGTGTTGAGAGTGGAGGATATAAGTTGAACGAACACCCACAGTTTGAGTCCGTCAAGGTAGGCATCAAGCAGGATAACTCCGGCTACATCCTGACCTTACGTATACACCCGGACGATCTGGATGAGCGGATCATGCGGGACTTCGTCGGCGCACGTTACATGACCGTCATGGTCAGGCTGAACGAGGAAGAGAAGCCCATGAACCGCGAGCAAGAGCTAGCCAAAGACATGGTGCGCGTGTCCGGGATGCTCTGCCGTGACCCGCAGTTCTGGCAGTTCTTACAAGAGTCCAACCAAATCACTGATAAAACAGAAAAGGAAGCAAGCACATGGTTAAAGAATTATCTGAACGTAGCAAGCCGCGCCGATATTTCAAAAAGTCAACAAGCAATCGAGAAGATGCTGGGGATCAAGCAGGAGTTCGCAAGCTGGAAGTCTCGAAGCGACTGATCCCGTACTCGGTCTATCTGTCTGAGGAAACGCACGTTGCCCTGAAGGAGAAGGCGCGCACCCGGCAGGCCAGCAAGGTCGTGCGGGATGCCATCACCATGATCCTCGAAGGCGGTGACCAGTTCAACAGTGGCTACAAACAAGGCGTACGCGATGCCATGAACACAATCCAAAACAATGAGACTGCTAGGATTCTGTCTGTGAACGAGCGCAAGGTTGCTGATTATTTAATTGATGAATTGGAACTATTGATTCAGGAAGATTGATAGGAGATTTCTATGTTGAGAGATGGAAGGTTTATCAAGGAGCCGCCGCCCAAGATTGGTTCCCACTACGTACCAAAGTTTTACCAGACAGTCATGGAGTCCAATCATGTGATTGAGCGGGAAACGCGGTGGCTAAATTTCTACCGCAGAAACCTGTCGTCTTTCGAGGTTGGTACTTGGATGGTTGCGCTCTATGTTTTTATCGCGGTGCTAATCACAGTACTGCGTGGTCTGTACAGCATCCTGTTCGGATGACTCGGAAACTATTTGAAATGGCTAACCACGTAGCAGAAGAGGAAGGGCTGGTTTATGCTCCCGACTCTGCCGCGATGTCTTGGATGCGCAAGTTTTCCAAGATGGTTACCGTGGCCGAAAGAGAACGGTGCGCCAGACTGTGTGAAGACATGGGACACAGTGACATGGCTGCTGCAATAAGAAAGGGAGACGAATGAACTCCCATAACTTTAAGGTCAAAAAATGTGGTGCCCTCACTGCGACAAACCTACTCAAGTTATTGACACACGCAAATACCAAGACGTATCTCAAACCTTTGACTTCGTTCGCCGACAACGCATCTGCCGGGAATGTAATCACAAGTTCGTATCGATAGAGATCTCACAAGAGGTTTGGGACCAATACTATTTAACAGAGGCTCAGCATGACTGATGATGAGATCATCCGCTTGTACCATCAAGCAAACAGATGGGATGTCACTGGTTTATCGAACACCATCGCTGATTTGCGACGCTTCGCCAAGCTGGTGATTGCTGCCGAGCGCGAGCTTAACGCCTTGATGGTCGAGCACAAGGGGATGGAAGGCTACGGTACGTTGGCTATCGCGGCGATGATCCGCAAGGGCGGCGAATGAAAGCAGTCAAGGAGTACATGAACGAAGTAGCCAACATAGGCTGCGTTCTCTGCCACCATCTTGGCTACGGTCATACGCCCGCTCACCTGCACCACCCTCGGGATGCGGTAGGCGGGGCGCAGCGGGCTTCTGATTGGCTGGTGATCCCTCTCTGCCCGGAACATCATCAGGGGCAGACTGGCTACCACGGGCTAGGTAGCAGGGGCTTTTATACACGCTACAAGCTCACAGAGTGGGATCTAATGGCGATGACTATCGAGCGGCTTCATACTGCTTCTTAACCGACACGCGCGTCTCTTCCGCCAGCTTGGCAAGATCACCGATCAACATCTTGATCCGGTCGATCTCTTCCTTCTTCTGAGCGCCGCTCATTCTCTCGTCTATCTGTATCTGCTGGATGACCTGCCGTAGCTTTGCCATGTCCTTGCTTGTCTGATCGTACAGCTTGGCAAGCATGATCTTGTCGCCCTTCTCCTCGAAGGTCTCCCTCATCTTCTCTGATTCACCTATCTGCGCGTAGTGCCGCATGTCAGCATAGGCTTGCGAGATGATCTTCGAGTTCTCGTAGAAGCTGGTGACGTAGCCAGACTGCGTGGCAGGCAACGTCTTCACAAACCCCAGCGACATCGTCTCTGCCCAGTTGTGGTCAGGGTAGGCAGACTTCGAGAACGGCATCACCGCATAGTGCGATGTGGACGAGATCGTTGCACCCATCCAGCCGAGATACGCCTTGATGGCATAGTCAGCTTGCACGGGCGACAATTCCGTAGACTCTGGCAGGAATACGTTTGCCACCTGCGAGAGCGCCTTTGCTAGCGGGCTGGTACCCACAGCGATACGCTCTGCTTTCGACAGACGCTCCATGCCCGCAGTCTCAATCGGCGCGCCGGTGAAGCTGTCCTTGTTAGCGTACAAGTCTACGAGCGGCTTGATCACCTGCGGGATCGGGTTGATCGCAAAGGTATCGGTCAGCATCCGCTTCATCGACTGCTCAAGCACTCGGCCTTCTGCACCCTGATCAAACATCTGCTCGGCAATACGCTCGGCAAATGTACCAAACGCGCCGATCTCAAATGGCTTCGGTATGCGGATGGCAGTATCCATACCCGGCATCTTGAACCACCAGAAGTTATCGCGGTCCCACTGCTCGCGCTTCTTCCACTCGTCGTCATCCTTGAACGACATGTACAGCATCAAGGAAGCCAGCATCACAGCGCCGGTCACGATGGAGAACTGCTGCGCTTTCTGCTTGTCTGTCAGGTCGATAGGCTTGCCGGTGATGCTGTTGTAGATCACCCGGCTGGTCGGTGTGATGCCGTCTCTGCCAAGCTTGTACAGACCCTGCACACGGGCATTCAAGAACGGGATCACCTGCGTGACCATTCTGACCGCAGGCCATGCGCCTTGCATCGAGAAGTCCAGCAGATCGCGCGCTTGGAACGATGCTTCGAGATGGCTGAATCCCTTCGCCCGGAGCTGTTGATACAGCGCCATGCGGTTGGCAGCTTCTGAACGGTTGCCCCAATCTTGGTAGCCGTCCCACATTCTCTTCAAGCCAGCCTTGATCTTCGCATCTGTGTCGAGGATGTTCTCGCCCTTGATGCCCTGCTCGATCAGGCGCTTGACCATCTTGGCCTGATCACCCTCCATGTACGAGCCGAAGTTAAAGATGGCACCGCCCGCCAGCGCAGAGATGTAGTCAGGGTTGCCCTTCTTACTTGCGGCAATACCATCCGTCACGTTCTTGGCGATGTTCAGGCCGATGCCAGACACGGCAGCAGACTGCACGGAGTCGCGGATCAGGTTGCGCACTTTGAACGCAGGCGAGACAGTGACACCGAATTGCAGGATGTTCTTGAAGTCACGAGCGACATCGAGGAACTTGGACTTCGGACCCATGTACCCGATGGACATGATGGATTCAAGCAGTAACGGATCAACGATCTCGAAGTACGCAGGCTTGCCGTCGATCATGGTCTTGACCAGACCCTTGCCATCGCTGCTGGTGTACTGCGGCTTCAGTGAACCATCGCCTATCATCTCACCTGTCTTAGCACTATAGACCTTGCCGTTTCTGCCGTCGTCATCCAGTCGCCACTCAAGGCCAACTTTCAGATTTGGGAACGCTCCTCCAACATCCATCGCCGCCTTGACAGTAGCGTTAGCCGCCTCGTTCTTCATGGATGCAGACAGAATGTGGCTCCAGTTCCGCAGCGTGTTTTCCATCAGATCGCCGAACGGTTTCTCTCCACCTTGCAGCGCCTTTGAGAAGTACTGATTGACTAGACCAGTCTTACTGGCCGCAGCCTGTACGCTTCCACCCTCATCCATTACCTTGTAGAACGGGATGTAATTGATGTCACGAGCAAAGACCTTGAACGCTTCCTTATCTATAATTCCCTGCTTGAGCGCAATACGAAGCACCGAGCGGTTCAGTTTGTTCATGTCCTTCTGAACCTGTTGATACACCTCAAGGCGCGACTTATCTCCAATTTTCCCGGCAGATAGTTCATCGCGGCGAGCCACAATATCTTTGCTTACCGATGGCACTTTACCCTGTGCCACAAGCTGCGCATCACGTTGCAACGCTACCCAGATTTGATACCGGTCTACTTCATTACCCACCGGCTCCATCACCTTCAGCAGACCCTTCGTGTCCTTGGCAATGTCGAGCGCGCCGTCAGTCAGCTTGACCTCGCCCTCGAACAGGATGCCTTCCAGCGCGCCGTCGATAGTCTTCGACATGCGGGCTTTCATGTACGCCTCTGGGCTGTAGTCTTTGATGGTGCGGTACTGATCTGCCACGCCCTGCGCCAGCCGCTGCCAAAAGCGGTCGCGCATACCATCTACCTTCTGCACGATGTTCTTGTTCTGCGGGAAGAAGACGCCACTGATATCTTTCCACAGACCTTCATCAACATCGGAGAAGCTGGACGGCTTGGCCTTGGGTGCGCCCGTACGCATCCGGTCCCACTTCTCTTCCAGCTTGTCCTGTATGCGGGATGGAGTCTCTAGCTTCTCTTCCGAGATGTCAGCGAATGGCTCGCGCTCTTCTGTGGTTACCGTCTCCGCTTTGGGTTCGCGCACAAGAACTTTTTGCGATTTGCCTTTTGCTGGTACAAATCCAAACTGTTTGTATAGGGCTGTCAATTGTTGCACTGACATTTTGCCGCCCGCGATAGGCGCTGGTTGTATATACAACACGGTGCCAGATTGATCTGCTAGATCAGTAATCTCCCGCAATACAGCCTTTGCCCTGCCTTGGCCGCGCACCTCTGGATCAACAATTAGCGCACGAATAATAGATTCGTTTGGCTCGCCATATCCTTCATTTACCCGTCCGCGCTCATCCTCGTACAAAATATTGTTGGACGATAGCGCAACCCTGACACCATTTTTTTCAAATGTCAGGTACGGCTGACCACCCTCATCGGTATATATGCGTGGCGATGTACGGTCATCTATCCGGGTATAGCCAAGTTGAGACATGCCGGGATAAAAGCTTGGGCGTTCTTCCGGCGCTTCGCGCTCTTCGGTGATTACCTTGCTCTCGGTGGGCCGCAGGTTGAAGATGGATTTGATTTGGTTGGGATCAAACGCCACATACGATAGTTTGTTTCTATCCTCTACCTTATTTTGATAGACAAGACCATCGTAGCCCGCAGCTTTTGCCGCAGCGTATGCACCCTCTCGATTGGCGATTCCCAAGTCAAGTTGTGGATACTTGCCGCGCTTGATAGCGTTGAGCAAAGCTGCCTCATCGGAAGCCTCGTTATCCATGACACGTAGCGGATTCTCGATGCGCAGATACACGGGCATGATCTGCATCGGTCTTTCGCCGTTCTGCGCACTCCATGATCGCGCGCGCTGGTTGGCTGCACGAGCAGTTCCAAAGTGCGAGTCAGGAATGAAGGTATCAAAGTCGGACACCGTGCCGTGATACATCACTCGCGGTTCGCCATTCTGGTCAACTACTTTGCTCTTGCCAAACCACTTGCGGAACTCCGGCGTACGAGTGTCCGCCATTGATGGCGTACCAATCGCGCCAACCCCAAAACGTACGCCAGCAGCCTTAAGTTTTGCCGCAATATCTTTGACTGGCACTTCCAGAATTTCATCTGTCAGTGACACAAGACGTTCCATCGCAGTCTGATCTTTTTTGTTAATAGCCATCAGCTTGCGAATTGCGTCTACAAAACGGGTAAACCCATTCTTATTTTTGTAGGTTATGGACGCCAGATACTGCTGAACCTCAACCTCTGTAAAACCATACGAAATCAGCTCATGGACATCTAATAGCGCTTGCTCTCTATTTAATCTTCTTGGTACGGGACGACCAGCGGCACGATCTTCTCGTACCTTCTTCATAATGAACTTGCGCAAATTCTCTAATTCATAGATAGGGCCGCTAGTAGGGCGACGACCCTTTCCTATTTCAATGTGAATCTGACCTTGCGTCGCCAGATGCAACATCTCATGTAGCAATGTTCTGTATTCTGTGCCAACAACTGCTGCCTTTTCTCCGGGCGCTGTTGGCGCATTTATTGTCACATCAAATCGAACATTGCCTTTGTATCTACCATCGACAGCGCCGTAAACTTTTTCCTTCCTTTCGGCACCTCGCAACAGTTTGAACGTCATCGGAATCTTGCGGGCTTGCATCGCCTTGACCCGCGAGCGCACAGCTTCGGATACGATCTTGCTAAAATTGTTAGGCGCGTTGTCTACCAGCCAGTCCGCTACCTGCACTACGTTCATGCCATCTATTTCTTGGGCAATCTGCTCTTCTGACTTTCCGATCTGGTAGGTCAGTTTTTCTGGCGCTTCCTCCTCTTCGACTATCGGCGCTACTTGTGTCGGCTCTCCGCGCAGAATGGCAAATACATCTTCCAGCGGGCGCTTGAACGCAACTTCACCAAACATATCTGGCGGTGCTGATGCCTGCTCTGCCGCACGGTTTGCTTCTGCTGCCAGCATTACCAACGAGTCACCAATCCTGCGTGGTGCGTTCTTGTTGGCGGCAAACATGCTGACCACTTCACGGGTCAACAGATCTAACTCCAGATCACCTTGATCAATGTATGCCGCGAGGTCGATACCCTGACGACGAGCATTGACTGCCAGCTCCGCAGCCTTAGTCACGTACGGACGGATGTCATAGTCGCCAGCTTCTGACAGATTGGACATGGCCGGTGCAGCGATAGCCATACCACGCAGGATCTGCTGCGCCTCTGGGTCAGTAGCTTCTGCATACAGATCGATCAACGAATCATTTGCATACGCACGAGCAAACAGTGCATTTGCCAGACGGATCTTTGCCAGTGGATTAGGCTGGCCTTCTGCGTTCAGCAGATTGCCCTGTTCTTCCGGCGGCATAGCGGCAACAAATTGCCGCAGCGAGTTCAAGCTAGGAGAACCATTAGCAAGGAACTGGATACCTTGCAGGTCGAACCTGTTCATGTCGATCTTTGCCTGCTCGGTCGGCGACATGCCAAGCTGACCACCGACGTTGCTCTTGTCAGCAATATCAGGCGTGAGCGCAGACTTGGGCATGATGCGCACAAGCACGGGCTGCTCGATAGCAGAGATGACTTCAGGATTAATACCGTGGGCTGCATCGCCCATCATCTGCTGCACATAGTCGCCGTATGGACCACTACGGTACAGCTCCTGCAAGCCAGCAATACGGCCATTCCCCGCTACCGGGCGGATGCCCTCAAACGCGGGATCGGCATACTGCTCTATCGTCGTACCATCCGCACGGTTGCTGGGCGTAATCTCACGCGCATCCATGACAGCGTACTGCACTGGAATCTTGGTACCGTCGGACGCAGACACGGTATCAATCCGGCCAAGGCGGCTAGGATCAATCTCGATATCGCTGATAACTACAGGCGCACCAGCACCGAAGTCTCTCGACACAGACAGCCGGTTGTAATCAGGCCGTCTGGCAATGCTCGTCATCTGCTGGATCGATGCGGGCTTCGTGCGGTCACGGTTCTGGATGTCTGCGAATGACATGCCAAAGTCTGCTGGGCTACCCACCCAGTAATTGCGCATCGCATCTACCGCGTCTCTAGGCGGTTCCGGCATGGGCGGTGCAGGCGGAGCAGGTGGTTCGACAGGCGGCACACCCGGCTCTACAGGCGGCGCGGCAGCTTCGATAGGCGCAGGTGGTGTTGGCGGTACAGCAGCCGCTCCTGCGGGCGCTCGTGGCTCCACAGGCGGCATTGGTTCAATAGGCGCTTCTGGTTCAGGAGCAAACTGAGAAGGCGGCTGTCTTTTTGGCGGCACTTGTTCTGCGCCAACTTGACGCTGTGCCAAGCCCACACCAGCACCCATACCCGCACCGCCCAGCGCGGCCATAGCAGCCGTCTCACCCAGACCAGCAGTCAGCGATGATCCGGGTGTAACTGCTTCCATGCCCAGCGGCTCAACACCGTAGGCCATCAGGTAGTTCTGTAGCGCCTTGGCTGGAGTCTCTTCCGCAACCTCACCAATCGCTTCACCCAGCCCTGCACGGCCAGCACCAAACACTCTGCCGAGCCTGCCTTCCTGACCAGCGAATGCCTCTTCTATTGCCTTCGCTCCGGGCAGACGTTGTGCCAACAGAGAGATAGTCAGCGCACCAGCACCAGCCGTTCTTGCCAGCCCGATAGCGCGGCCAGCGGCCTCCTCTTCAGTAGCACCTTGTTTGATCAGCTCGTTGTAAACCTGCTCGTATGTACCGGCGGCAATGTCTGCGCCTTGCTGGACTGCGCCAGTACCAACGGCACCGCGCACGGCAGCAGCCGTACCGGCAAACGGTTTGATCAACCGTGCAACACCTAGCGATGGGATAAGTTGTGGAGCCTGCTCGGCAAGGAAATTAGTCAGTAGTCCGGGATCACGAAGCGTCTCCGAGAATGCGGTCATGAAGGCATCTAGCTGCCCACGCTTCTCTGCTGCTGCAACTTTCTCCGCGCGCGCTGCTTCTCGTGCTTTCAGGCCGGGAGATTTCATTGCCTGCGCTTCAGCCTGTAGCCCTTTGCCAGCGGCAGCAAGACCGGTCTCTTCACCCGGTTTCTCAAACTCACCAGTAACTACGCCAGCCACCTGACTGGGTAGCTGTAATAGCGAACCTACGCCACCTTTGAGGCCAGCGTAGATATCCGTCGCAGCTTCACCTAATGTGCGCTCGCGCTTGACTGGCGCATCGAACTGGTCAAACGGATTGCCAGCTTTGGTTGCAACGTCAAACTGGTCAAATGGGTTTGCCATTTACTTTGCCCCTAGTACCCGAGCTGCTGCGCCCGCTCCGTATTTTGCATCGAAGTCTCCCGCTAAACCGGGATTGCTTCTCAAGTATTCAACTGCTGCTGCCGGTGGAACTGCGGGAGCGCCGCCATCCATACTGCGCTGGAAGCCAGCATAGTATTGTTCAAAGTCAGGATATTTAGCTTGTAGTTGGATGTTCTCTGTCCATGCTTTGTATGCCTGATCTCTGGTAACGGTGCCCTGCTTGGCAACGCCCTGATAATCACGCAGCGCATCACGAGTGTCGTACTTCAAATTACCAGCATCGTGTTGATCCTGCACAATCCTCTTGAGGATCTGATACATCGGCGGATTGTCCACCTTAATCTTTTCAATCGCAATGTCTGCGGCTTTGAGATTAACCGTTGTTTGCAGCTTGGCATTCTCAGCCTGTACGCCACGAATGTCACGCTCAATCGCCCGCTTCTCACTCAGTGCTTTATCAGATTTGTTGCGCAGATAATTTTGCTCGGCAAGGTCAAGATCGCGCAGTTTCTCGGACAGTCTGTCTTCGTTCTCGTTAAGCTTCTCCATCGCACCCATGTAGCCAACAAGTGCCTGTGTGCCGTATTTGCCTAACGCTTCCGCTTCCTGACCTTCACGAGCAGTGAACAATCCAAGACCGGCCATCGCCAACGCCATGCCAGCCGCTTTGTTGCGACGCTCTTCAAACTTGCCAGTCATGTTTTTATAATCTTGGCGGATCTTGTTGAAGATTTCTTTGTCCACACCCATCAGTCTGTCGGCCTCTTCCTGCTCTTTTGCAAGTTCTTGCAGGGACATCCTCTTCGGCGCTTCAATCTTTTCCGCTTTCAACCCGCCAGAAACGTTAGCAAATTCATCCTTCCGCTCTTCTGCGCGCGGCACTGGAGCAGCTTCCTTCTTCGGCGCAGGCGGGGCTTCAGGCGGCGGCGCTTCAGTTGTCTTTGCTTTAGGCGCAGCGGGAGGCGCAGGTGGTTTAGGAGCAATCTGCTTGTAGCCAAATATCATGCCTTGCAGACTAGGATCGTATGGCTTGCCTGCTTCAACTTCCTGCTTGAGTGAATCAGGACCGCCTGTGTAACTAGGCGCGCCAAACGGATCTTGGAAATAATCCATGTCAGCTGTTGCTGGAGCTGCACGAGTTGATGTGCGCTCTGCCGCTTGGGCAGCAGGAATCAAAGCGCCGATACCAGCATCAGCATCTGCGCGGGGAATCAGTCTACGAATTTCACGCTGTACTGCTGCGACATCTGCCGCGCTACCACGCGCCTGTGCTTCTTTCAGTTCTTGCTTCAGTATAGGCAATCTCCACTGCATGTCACGCTGACGCTGTACAGCAGGATCAATCACCCAGCTTTCATCGCGCCCGGCATATCCCGGCACATCAGCTTCGCCACCATCTGCAAATGCCACAATGCCACCACCAGCGTATTCGCCGATGTTCTCCGCCGGCAGCGTTTCCAGACCAGCAGGTTGTTGCATTGGTCGCGGTTGAGGCTGTTGCGCACCGAACACATCTTCTGCCACAGTAGTCTGCGGCGGCTGCGCGTTCTGTTTCTGGATGCGGTCAATCATCATCCCAGCCATCATGGCTTTCTGCGGATCTAACAGACCCATCTTCACCATCCGGCCAAGTTCTGCCTTCGAGTACTTGGTCGCTAATGCTTGGACTTCTGCAATCTGTCTATCCATGATTTATTCCTGCATCAATTTGTCTGCCGCAAGACCGGCAAGACCACCAGCAGCAAATAGCCCAGCCTGCTTGGCACCTAGATACGTCAATCCAGCGCCACCAAGCTGACCCATTAATGATGGTGGTGCTGAATAAACCGACTGCGTTGATTGTGATAATGGCACACCACGTAGAATGTCCGACATGAACGCCAACTGCTGTTGTGGGTAACCACGCTGCGACAAGAAGTCTTGATACGCCTGATCCAAAGCGCGTTGTGATTGCTGTTGCTGCAAAGCACCCGCACCTGCCTGCGCCCGCATAGCGGCTTCTTCCTGACCGAACTGAGTCTGGCCTAACTGACCCAAAGTACTTGCACCCTGCAAGCCTAGACCTGCGCCGCGCAGCCCAAGGTCGGCACCAAATTGCTGTGCCTGACGAGCCTGCTCGAACGCAGTCTGCATACCTTTGCCGTAAATGTCAGACTGAAGCTGACCAAGATTGCGCTGACGCTCTGCTTCCATAATCGCAGAACGGGACCCGCCAAACGCTCCACGCTGCACTGCTTGCGCTTGGTTCATTTGCCCCTCCATCGCCGAGCGACGAGCGGCTTCACGCATCTGCGGTTCTAACGCTAGGTTGGTGTACGGCGACATATAAGCTTGCATCGAGCCGGGAGATGTGGCTTGTTGCGCATACTGCTGACCAGCGCCCAATCCTTGCAAGCCAGCAAGACCAGCGAATTGTGATCCTACGCCTACCTGCTGTGCTGGGCCGAGATTAGCTGCGCCTTGGAATGCCTGCTGCTGTAACGGATTGAACTCAGCTATACGCTGACCACCGTAGGCTTGGTAAGGAGCGTTTGTTGCGGCTTCCGCTTTGCCAAGCATCCGCTCGACATACGGACGCGCATATTCTGGAATGGTGGTTTGCGTCTGAACGGTTTCGCGTGGCTGATTCCCACCGGGGCCACCACCAAAACTAAAAGTGAACCAGTCGGGGTTAAAGATAAATTTAAAAATGCTAAGCATTTAGATGCTCCTCACGATAATCGGCAAAGCGTTCGTTAACCACATCTTTCCACATCTCGGGTACATACTCCGCCGCTTTTTCTGGCCCAACACACATATGTATAGCGTAAGCAAGGATGTTTCCTGCGGCATACCGAAGCATGTGCGCCGCCTCAAGTCCATGTTCATCTTTCTCTCGCTCAAACTTGTTTGCAGTTTGATACGCAGAAACCACCGTTATCCACATTGGCAGTACATCCCGCTGTATCTGTTGATAAAACGGATTAAGCGGCAGGTACACCAAGCAAATTAAAAAAGAATTATTAATATCAAATTCGGTTACTTCTTTATCTTTGTCAACCAAGTCATCCCAAAGGTGGGCAAGGTCTACCAACATACGGTACATTTGTAACGCATCAGCATTACCCCCAAACCACTCAAGTTTGCCGTAGTTGTTCATATAGGTAGTTTTGCCCCCACCACCCGGTATTTTTCTTGCATACCAACTCGTTCATACAGTCGCGCTGTTGACTCCCGGGTCGCACACTCAACGTATGTAGCGCCAAATGCTTTTAGTAGCGCAGCGAACTTATCAAACGTATCTTGGTTCACAATCATTCGCCCACCTGTTGTTATAACAAACGCCACCCTATCGTTCGGACGGTTGTAAAACTGCACCGTCGCCGCGCCATGAATAACACCTTCTTCATCTAGCGCAACAATTAATATCCATGTGCCATTTGCTACAAATACTTTTACATGCTCAATGTTGTAGTCATCTTGATACTCTAAGGCCGCAGCAATGAATTTCTCCACCTGCGGCCATATCTGATTCACATAGTTAATGTCTACGTGTTGTATCTTCATGCAGGTAAGTGTTTATCGGCTCTGGTATTTGTTGCTACTCGATCTTTGCCAACCGTCTTGCGCCTAGCCTTCTGCACTCGATCCATCATGGCGTAGAGCTTACGTGCGCCCGCTTCTGTGGAACCGTTACCCAGTTCAGACACGATACGCGCTGGCACTACAAACTCACCATCAGCGAGACGAGCAGGTTGGCGCTCCCCAATAACAGCAGGAATAGAATCAGAAACTCCATCGCCGGGTCCTTTCAACAAGCGCCCACCATCAGAATAGCCACCCAAATCAGACAGGCCACCACTTGCAAACTTAGGTTCCCCACTATATGCACCAACGCCAGCATCACTAGACGGAGCTAAAACATTCACCGCTTCAGGACGCTGTACCATTGGGTTGGAATACATCGGCGTATTAATGCCAGCCTGCGGATATCCAGTGTTGGCACCAACAGCATTCATCGCAGCCATAGTTTCAATTGGACCGCCAACTGCCAACTTCATCAACCCGCCAGCAGCAGCTTTCTTGTACTCAGGACCCGGCGCTTCGTATGGCTCTAGCGGAGTAAATGTGTCAGTAAAATAAGTGCGCTCACTTGTGTCCGAGACTGGGCTAACTGCGTATGCTTCAGGTTGTTGTGTGCGCTCAAACTCATACGGGCGAATAAGCGATTTGTCTTTCGGCGGTTCTTTTGGCTTCGGCTTCATCAAATTGTACAAACCGTATGCCGCACCAGCAGTAGCGTAGGGATGTTCTTTGACGTAATCCATCGCCCCTTGCATACTAGGGTTTTGGACTAAATTCATTGCGTTAGTAAGAAAATTTTCGCCCGGCTGAATAGCGCTTTCATAACCATGTAACTGCGCCATTTTTTGCGCTCTAGCCACATCAGATAGCTGCTGCCCCACTTGGGCCTGTTGTGCAAGATTAATTGCTTGCGGAGTATTTGCAACTTGACCCGATTGCAATTTAAGCAAATCTGCTCTTGATAATGTTGTATCAAGTCCCGCTGCTTTATTAATTGCATCTGCGGTTGCAGAACCAGTCCGCCCCACTTCTGCTAATTGAGGCCCAAGTTGCGTAAAGCCCCGCCCCAAATTAGGACGCGCAAACTGATTTGCTAACTCAGAATACATCTGGTTGCTAATGTTGCCTGCCTGCCCTGCTAATTGAGAACCAGCGCTACCTGCCAAGTTAGAAGTGCCAGCGGGTAGTATTGATTGCATCCCGCCTAATGGACTCATGCCAGCGGTTTGGAGCAGACCCGGCGCTGCTTGTGCAGCAGCGGGGGCCAACGAAGGCAAACCAGCAAGCGCGGGCGTGGCCTGAGAAAAGATCCCCGCAGTTGGCGCAAGCGCGGCAGCGCCACTGGTTAATGCTGCGGGCGTAGCAGCCATTAGCCCAGCACTAGCTGGGAGTGTCGAAGCCATACCGCCTAGTGCATTTAATCCAAGACTGCCTAGCACACCAGAACTAGCTGCTCCAGTTCCAAGGATAGTGCCTGCACTTAAACCAGCGCCTAACGCCGTGCCAGCACCTGCGGCGGCAGCGCCTGTACCTAAAGCAGCGGCAGTTCCGGCAGCACCAGCGCCAGTAGCAGCAAGAGGGGCTAAAAAGGCCATAGTTCTACCTCAATGTCAATTGCAAGAAGTGTAGCACTTCACTGCGTCAAATCATAGAAAGTCAAGGCACCTACAGCGTCGCCTGTGCCTGACAAAACCCGCACAGCCACTACATAAACTTGGCTCGTGCCGCCGATGGTTGCGCCTATCTGCGTGTCAAAGTTATATCCCACGGGTTCCGCACTTGCTCCAGCACTTTGATTGGTTGCCGTGATAAAAAATTGATCAACAATCTGATTAGCGGCAATCGTTACCGCCGTGGCTGATACGTCGTACTCTACGTTTTCAAAATCCGCAGTCACCCAACTTGCGCTTGTTAACGAAGTAGCATCATCAAGCCGTGCCAACACCACCTCGTAGTTACCGGCAGTTGTTGGCATTACATTAACAGTTTGTGGCAGCACCACTGCACCTGTGCGTCCGGTCTTCAAACGAATCGCCACCAAAGGCAAAAACGTCGTACCAATAGTTGCCTTGACCGTCGTTCGTCTTGCGGTGTTAGCTGCCACAACTTGCCCGTATCCGCCTTCCGATATAACAGTTGAACAGATTTGTGTCAGCGTTGATGCGGAAGCCGTACCCGCTGTATTTTCAATCTCATAACGAACTGGCAAAATTGCCGTGGTCATGTAAACCTTGTCAATGTCGTTAGCGTTGTTGAATGTATGGCAGACGATGTATTCCCCGTCGATGATGAATCCGCAGCGAACCGAGCCTACACCCAACCACTCAAAGTCCATCCAGAGAATCTGCGCTTTGGTGAGGTCAAGCGTTTTACCTGACGCGCCTGTACCGTTAAGCTTATCGCCATTCCATGCAGACTGAGCTACAGCGCGCGCATCACTTGGGCTACCACTCGTAGCTGTACGCAAAATAAATTCCGGTTCGCCCGTACCTGCTAGTTGTAAAAACACACCGTTGTTGGTGTTGAAATACCCTACACGCTGCCGTAGTCCATCTTTCCTTGCGTTCATTACAAACGTACACAAAACCAACAACCCCTTACCCGGTTGATACGGCATACAGCGCAAAGATTGACGAACGACGCTAGATCCAGATGAGGTAGTAACAGCCATGTCTACCGAAGACTCATTGCTGTTGTATGTAGATGTGCCACCCGTCGCTGTGGTTTCGCTGAACTGATTGTCTTTAGCAAAACGATTCTGGCTATCAAACAGTGTGTAAGGATTAGATACGCGCAGCCGACCAAAAGCATCTGCCCCTGTGCCAGCCCCGTATACGCCAATAGTCGCGCCACCTGAAGCCATAAGCTGCCCTATGAAGTTATCCAGCGTATTAAAGTATTGACGCAGGATGTTGTTAAGTGTGTCGTGATACCCCCGGTCATACTGCACAGGTGCAAACGGTAAAGCCGGAGCCTTTGTCTGCGATAGTGTCGTGACTGCGGTTGTAACTAAGTTGTTTGCCATCAGCGCCGACCATCAGGACGTACATCAAGTCTGGGCACACCCAACTGCCACTGCGCCCCTAAAATATTTGACTCCACTTTTAACGCCAACTGCCGTCCACGTACGCGTGTATACACAATCTCGGTAAACTCTTGCACGGTGTAGTTGTGTGTGATGGCATAACTTTGCGCTGCTTCAACCGTTGGGCTAGGTGCTGTGCCGTAAGGTGCGCCGGGGTTCTGTCGAGGGCGCATTGTCATTGTAACTTGTGGATACAACGGAGACGGTGTGGTTGACCCATCAAACGTAATGTCTGGAATCATCCGCCATACGAACCCGTAGTTATGTCCGTCGCCAATATCAAAGTCTGACGATTGGATGTATGCCGTTATCGGGCTAGGTGGGTTGGTTGTGCCGTCATCATTGCCAAGCTCGTGGAAGTACAGCCTGTTATCTAAACCTGCTGCCATCGGGTACTCACGCAATGGAGAGTCAATCCACGCACTGCGCCCCATCGAACCGTAATACCAGACGCGGTCGAGGTAATTGAACACCACATACCGGTCTATGACACTTGAGTTAGCCGAGCAGTAGAACCACCATATCTCGCTAAAACCCTCGTTAGTGCTGGCAAAGCACTGCGAGAACTGATCACGGTTAATGTCGTTGTATATGTAGGTACGCACTGCGCAGGGTAAAGTTTCAACCCGACCAGAGTACACGTAAAATTTATCTGTACCCATCCAGTACACAACACCTGCCGCAGTTGCCATCGCGTTTTGAGACACGATAGAGATGTTGTCAGCAAGTAAGGTAAAGCCCCATACCAGAGGTGGGCCGAGATACTGCATTGAGTAGATAGCAGCGTCCGTCCAAATTACAATTTCTTGACGAGTTTGTAGCGCACCCACAATCAACGAGCCGTGAGACAGTCTGTAACTACCAGCTTGATTAGTGGCTACCGGAGTCCAGTCGGTGTAGCTCTCCTGCGCAGACCAGCGCACCAGCAACGGGTCTTGTTCCGAACTGCCGTAGTCATTAGCGCCAAACGCAATAACAATACGTGAAGAGTCGGATACTAGAATCTCATTGATCGCTGATGGGACATCGGAAGTGCCCGTAAGCGTTAGCCCTGTTGTTGTACCCGTGGCAGTGGCGCTCATCGTGTAAGTGCCTGTACCGCCTGTGCCTGTGCCAAACGCTGTGATGGTTGTGCCAAGCGGTATGTTAGAACCAGCTACCGTCATGCCTACGTGAATAGAGCCTGACACAACAGACTGAACTGTTAGCGTAGTGGTGGCGTTAACATCCGCTGTGCCGGAGAACGAACCGATCAAAATGCCCCGCGTACCTACATCCGGCGCTGTGCCACTACCCGGCGACCAGTAATACAGCCCACCACCACGCGGGCTAAACAATAAGTCTTGACCAAAGTTACTTTGACTCCACAAGCGAAGCTGTGTGTTTGTCGTGGTCGATGCAGACTGCCCCCACCCATAATACGCAGTGGCTTCTTGGATTACTGAGTTATCTGCATGTGCTGCGGCTATCGTACCTTGCGCTCCACGAGTGCATCCCGTAAATGTTGTTAGTGTCTTACCGGAGTACGAAATAAGTTCGGTACCGATAATCATAGTACCCGCAGGAGAAAAGCTTGTTGTATCGTCAACCGTTAGCGTGACGTTGTTAGCAGCAACATGCTGCCCTATGGGGTAATAAATTTGAGCATTAGCACCGCGAGTAATGCCAGTAAACGACGTAGCTGTTATGCCCGAGTATGTGATGATTTCTGAGCCGATGACAATCGTGCCCGAAGCAGCGAAGCCCGTGGTTGATACGACATCAATATCTGCTGTTGAAGTAGCCGATGGAACTGCTGTAGTCAGCGTTGTACCTATCGTACCGCCCGCCATATTTAACTGCGTTAACGCCGTACCTGTAACTACTCCACCCCATAGACCTGCGCCCCAGCCAACCTGCGCGGTGCCAGTAGTTGTGCCGTTATTTAGCTGATACGCCGCTGTAACTGTACCGCCGCCCGTTGCGGTTGATGAAGCATTGATACCCGCATTAATGGTGTAGGTGTTGGTATCGACGTACGTAATCTCGTACTCACCGTTTAGGTTTAAGCCCCCCACAAGCGACGCACCTGAGAAGGTTACATAGTCGCCAGAAATAGCGCCATGATCAGCATCGGTGACAACGACAATACTGACGTTAATGGTTGTGGTAAATGGATTGGTTAGCGTTGCATACGCACGGATAGGGGTGATGTCATAGTAAACGCCACCGTACTCAATATAGAACTTGCGCTCGGTGCCGACACCCATCAGGTTGAAAAACTTCAGCGTGATCCAGTTCCACAGAGACCGGCAGGTACCGACGAATGTCGTATTAGATAACCGTGTCCAGCCACCAATCTTTTCAGGGTAGCCAGAGCGAAAGCGCACCTTGTCGCAGTCGTACCACCCACCTTCATTGGCAAGCGTAGTTCCTTCTCTGTTAACCCCCGGACGAAACTGAAGTTTTTGTAGTGGCATTTATTTCACCGTTTGTCTTGCGGCGTTGTATTGGGCGTAGCATTGCTTGAGGGCGGCTCTGAGTTCGTCTGCTTCGGTAGCGATCCTGACAAGAAACTCTCCATCCTCTTTATAAAGCTCTCTTCCACTACACGCTGATCTATTTCCGGCAGCACTGGACACGGTACTTGTTTCGGTGGGGCGGGCCTGCCTGTCGCGCAGGCTGTTAGTAAGAGCGGTAGCACGAGCATTAATTTCCCTGATCTGCGCATCTTTTTCCCTCCGCAGCTTGTCTGCCGCTTGTTGCATTTCTTGCTCACGCGCTCTGGCAGCTTCCTGCCCTTTGGCATACTCAGCATACTGCTCGGCCTTTTCCTTGGCCCATTCAGCCTGCACTTCTGCTTTACCCGCAGAGTTGCCTTTATAATACCCGCCCCCAGCCGCCGCGCCAATAGCAAGCACAAACGTCAGCAAGACCCACGGGTTGAAAAACGCTGTCACTTTGGCGGTACTTTCGTTCCGTCCAGCTTCTTGTGTACCTTAACTTCTTTGCAGACCTGCACCTCTTTGCCCTTGCTGTCTTTCTGCTTGTTGCAGACCTTCTTGGTCTCGGCAGCGTGAATCTGGAACACCAAGAATGCACTTAGCAAAACAGTAACTGCCATGCGTAGATAGATAAACATCAGTTGATCTCCGGGTGAGGGGGTTGAACTGGGGCGGGCTTGCCGCCGTAGCCTGTGGCAACGGGTTGGGTTATTGGGTCTAGTACTGGCTCCATGCGTACAGGTGCATGCGTAGGCGCAGGGGTCTTGGGTGCCGGTGGAGTCGGCTTATCTTCCCGCTCTTCCTTGGTCGATAGCCCCGGCGGTGTGAACATCGGCAGCGCGTCCTTACCCTTAACTGCTAGTAGCGTAGCCAGAGAACCGAGGATGTACTTGGACATATCCGACAGGATCAGGAAGAACTGCTTGTCCGCCGGAGCCATGCCCGACATCGGCTGGGTTACAAAAACGACACTATATAAACTTACGCCCACCATGATGATCACGGTGCAGCAGAACGTCAGGGCAATACAAAACTTAATTACCGCATCGTGCTGTTCCTGAGTTAGCGCAAGGAACTGACTGATCAACTTTAGCGGGTTCATACGGTTCTACCTTTGCATCTTCAGGTTTAATCAACTGATCCGGGCAAGTTCCGGTGCTACTACAGTACGGCCTCTTACATTCTTTCTTTTCCCAGTTCTCGGGATCCTGACAAGGGTACCTAAAGCGGTCACACCCACTAAGCCAAACGACTGCCAGAATCAAGCATAGCCAACGCAATTTCATAATGATGCTCCCTATCTGCCAATCCAATATAGCCGCCGTTGATTGCTTTGGTCAGCCCTTTAAAATCGTTACCGTCAACAAACCGATTCAGCTTGTTCGTCTCCCAGAACCAGCAGGCACTCTGCGCCGCACCCTCGAAGGTCTCCAAGTATTCAGCCGCTTCTGCCGGTGTGATGTCCAACGAGGCTGCGAACCAAAAATAATTATCCTTGCCAGTTAGCTGCAAAATTCCTCTTCCCCGGTAGGCAAAACCCTCGCCCGACGCTTCGTCACCATTACCCATCCGGTTAGCGTACACACGGCTGGCGATCTTCTTCGGGTTGCGCTCATACTGTTTAGCGAGGTCAAGGGTTGGGAAGTACTTGGGGAACACACGCATCAAGCCTGACGCTGAGTAGTTCAGGTTCTCGCTGACAAAAACAAAGCCGCCCGACTCGTGACCGCACTGCGCAAGGAAAGCCGCAACGCGCTTGGGGGTGTTGATCTGATACTCATCTAGGAGAGACTTGCCGCCAAACTCATCTTGTTTACCAAAAAGGGTGTCGTACCACTGCTGAGGATATTTGGTATTCGGGGCAAACTTCTTGAACTGTGCCAGCGTGATCATTGTCCGTACATCCTTTCAATCTGTATCTCTTTGCGCAGTTCCCGCATCTTCCTGACCTCATGCACCGCCGCTTGGGTGGCGTAGTACATGTCGTAGTACATAAACGCTAAGACCGGCATCACAATAAAGAACATCAGCACAACTGCCAGCACCACGACAATCAATGACCAAGGGACGTTCTCGTAATCATGCTTCTTGTCGTCAGCCACATTAGTCCCACCGCCCATGCTATTACGAAGAGTACTGCCAAACCCCACATTGCCTTTGCCCGGACTTCCGCTATTCTTCTTCTGCGTCGCCATGATGCTATCTGCGCCTGTCTAATTTCTTCCTCGTGGGCTACCTCCTGCTCTGCAAGAATTTGCTGCCGCATCTCATCAAACTTACCCCACAACGCGCCTAATTCCGGCGGGGATTGGTACACCATTGTCTCTCTGATCTCTGTCCATATTGCATCCAACCGTGACGTAATCAGTATCCGACGCAACGCTCTCTTGCCAACGCTCTCTTCACCCTTGTAAACCTGTTTAGCTTCCAACTGCTCCTTCAACAACAACTTACCAATCGCGTCATGCGCGTCCATCAACTTACCTAACTGCTCACCAATGTCGGTATACACATCGTGCGCATCCGTCTTGGCTATTTGCTGAACTCGTTCAACCTCGGCGTGATACTGCATTTTCTGCTGCGGGGTTGGGTCAACTATCTTGTGGTATTGCTCCTTCAAGTCCTTCAATACACCGCTTACATCCCCCGCTGCGCCTTTGATGTCCTTGTAAAGCTTGCATCCAGCTTTGACCGCAGCAACAGCGGCGTTGGCAGCGGCGAGTAGCGTTAGCGGGTCCACATGGGGTTAGTAGAATTCTTCGATGATGACTACACCGGGTGCGCCGTCAAGCCCAGCAGGTGCGGGTTGGGTATTTGCTTGGCCCCCACCACCTCCTGCGCCGTAAGTAACAGCTGCTGAAGCACCAGAGTTGCCCTTACCACCCCCACCAAAAATAGAGTTGCCGCCGGTACTACCGGGGTTTTGTGAGCCAGTTGTTGTTTGTGCTCCGGCACCGCCGTTAAAATTTAAACCCCCACTACCGTTACTCCCAACACCTCCTGCACCTCCGGGGGCTTGTAGACCACCACCAGCACCGCCAGTGGCCTGAACCACAGTAAGTGGAGCCACACCAAAAGTTGTCGTACCGCCTGTTGTAGAAGGCGCTGTTCCTCCAACACCAACGGTATACGGAATTGCACTAGCAGGAAGAGACGGGGCAGGATAAATTCTTATTGCCGCTCCACCAGCACCGGCACCAGAGCCACCATTTGCGTTACCGGGGCTACCTCTACCACCGCCACCAACCACAGTGACCTTAATTAGTTTTAAGCCCACACCTCTTGCTGGGGCAGCGGGAAAGTTGCCCGGAGTTGCATAAGCATTTATTACATACGGCTCTCCGCCACCTGAAGTAAGCGAACCAGTAACAACTAAGTTGCCTGCTACAGTTTGGTTGCCGCCAACAGAAAAATCTCCCACTGCTGTGCTATTACCTGCAATACTCGAACCAGTGGTCCCGTCAATAATTGTTGCCATACATCACCTCATTTAAAGAATGGGCCGACTAGCCAGCACACGACTGAATAGCGCGTACCCGCAGTAATATCTTCTACGCCGTGTACCAAGAACGATGGAAATACAAGCACCGTACCTTTTGCTTGTGGCGGGTAGTACCGCTCATGTCCGTCCTGAATAAAGAACTTGCCGCCTTCGAAGTCGTCGTTCAAGAACGCTAATACCGTTAGCTTCCTGCACTCGTCCGTTGGGTTCAAGAACGTATCCATGTGCGCCGTATACCGACCACCTGCCGGGTACTTCAAGAACTCGCCTTGGTTAGCGTGGGTGATATTGAACTTCCACGCACGGTTGTTTGCAGCAAAGCCAGCAGCAGCCAAGCGCCCACCGATGTCCTTGTAGACCGGCAGCATTACGCGCTCGACGTTTCTAATCTCGGTATTGATCGCGCCTTCGCCTGTGCCGATTACCGGCGGCAGGGTTTCAATCATTTCTTGCGTATAGGTTTTGACGATAATGTCGCAAGCCTCGGGCGTTAGGATGTCGGTATATATCCAGTGCCGCATGTTCTCAGGCTCTTGCTGCGGCAGGTTTAGGCTTTTTCTTTTATCGAATTTCCATTCGGCATATTTACCGTCAGCATCGACGTAATGCAGGAATACCTGCGCTTGCCACTTACCCTCGGTATAGACCTCACGCCAATGATGCTTATCCATGCCACGGTACAGCACTGCGTCACCCACGCCCATGCGAATCTCGCTGGCGTTATCCTTCTCCATACTGTCGCCCATATAGATGGGCCAGACATCGCCTTCAAAACCGAGCGTCACAGTCGCACTGATCTCGCAGGACTCGCGGTCGGTATGGTTCTTTAGCTCATCGCCCGGTGCGTATAGCCGAGCGTAGGAGTAGGTCGGCAAAAGGCGCTTGCCTGATGCTGTCTCGAAATGCGGCAGAAGCTGCACTAGCAGCGAGTCAAATACCTGTGCACCGTGAATCGCTTCGGACTTCGGGCACTGAATATCTTGCGTCGTTTGCTTTTGAGCGACGAGCTTCTTCAACTCAGCCGTTAGCTGGGCGCAGTTATCCTTGTCCAAGAACTCGGTCAAGTGGACATACTTCTGTACCGCAAACTGCGAGACAGGATCGCACATAAATTAAGCCTCCGGGGTTGGCTCTGGTGGGGTTGGCATCACTTCACATGTGCCGTTGTAGTACCACCAGACATCGGCAACGCAGTCATCCGGGCAGTCAGTCCAGAACAACGGTGCGGCAACAGGGAATTCGTTTTGTTCAACCTGTGCAATACGATCACCGACGTTGCCTTGGTAGTCAGTGCGCTTCTCGTTAGGTGCAACAAGTGCTTTCATATTTACCTCCTGTTAATCAATAAAATTCTTCGACAATAACAATACCGGGTGCGCCTGTGCCACCTGCCGCACCTGCACCTACAGAGTTTTTAGCAGCCCCGCTACCTCCGCCGCCATAATTACCACCAGCAACACCAGCCGTTGCGGCAGCGGGGCCTCCTTGTACGCCTTGCGCACCTGCGCCAAATACTGAACTCCCACCAACACCACTTGCCCCAAAGGTTCCCCCCGTGGCGCCGCCGCCGCCGCCGCCAGTAAAATTTATTGACCCTCCTGATCCCGCACCACCTGCGCCACCCGGCGCTCCCGAGGTAGTAGTTCCCGCAACAGAACCGCCGGTTGCTCCCGCAGTAGCTGAACAAAATGCACCGAACGAATTGGTACCGGGACCCGCAGTTACAGCTACTGGACCGGGAATAGAAGGAGCTGGAGCGTAGTAAATAGCTGCACCGCCAGCACCTCCACCACCTGCTCCGACGTTTACAAGAGTGGGTGTAGTCGTCGGAGCAGCTCCACCCGCGCCACCAGCACCAACAACCGTTACCTTCACCGCTTTCAACCCAGCAGGTTTAGTCCACGTAGCAGGAGCGACATAAGAGTTAAGTGCGTAGTTGCCACCAACGGGTTGTCCACCGACAGTTGCGGTGCCAGTAACAACTAAATTCCCCGGTATCGTGACCGGCCCAGTAGACGCAATCTGTATGTAATCCGTGCCGCCGACTTGTATAGCGCCGGAGCCGTCTGCGTTTGCTTTAATTCCTGCGCTCATTAGTAGAACTCCTCAACAATAACGATTCCGGGTGCGCCTGCACCGCCAGATGCCCCTCCTGTTGTTGTAATTTTTCCGGCCCCACTACCACCACCGCCATAATTACCGCCAGACGCTCCTGCCGTATTCGTAACCGGGCCGGGGGTTGTAATCCCTCGTGCGCCTGAGCCAAATAATGAATTACCTCCAGCGCCGCCAACACCTCCAGAAGCCACTCCAGAGACACCGCCGCCGCCAGTAAAATCAATAGTTCCACCACTACCAACTCCGCCAGCACCGCCAGCACCGGAGTCACCACCTCCAGCAGTTGCTCCGTTGCTTCCAGCAGTTGCTGAACAAAAAGCGCCAAAACTGTTTGTGCCGGGGCCAGCGGTTACTGCCACGGGGCCGGGAATTGAGGGGGCTGGAATGTATTCAATAGCTGCACCGCCCGCTCCGCCACCGCCACCACCAGAACTATTACTTGGTGTTGATGGCGTAACAGGGCCACCCGCACCACCAGCACCCACTACGGTAACTTTGATAGATTTCAGCCCCGTCGGTTTTGTCCATGTAGCTGGCGCAACGTAAGAATTTAATACATAGGGGCTACCAGCGCCCGCAGTAATTGTGCCTGTAACAACCAAATTACCCGGTATCGCTACAGGCCCCGGCATAGTCACCACTTGTGACGCATCAATACTTATCGCCGTTGTGCCCGCGCCAGTACCCGTTTTTAACTGAAGTGTGCCGGTGTTGTCACTACTGACCGCCGCGCCGTTTGTTGCGTTACCCGCTGTGATTGTCGTTGCCATAATCGCCTCTTATTGAATCACCCAACGTGCGCCGGTAGATACCGTGACAGCAACTGCGGATGTAATTGCGGTTGACCCACGCAGTTGAGATATGCTTACAGTGTATGTACCAGTGCCGCCAGAACCCGTACCAAAAGCTGTGATGGTTGTGCCTGCATCGATACTTCCGCCAGTAATCACAGCACCGACATAGAGAACACCAGACGTTATCGTAGTTATTGTTGTGGACGAAACTGTTTGAGAAACATTGACTCTATACGTGCCTGTGCTTCCGGTAGTTCCTGTTAACTGCTCAAGTATCTTTGTGCCCGGCTGCACGTTGGTACCACTGATATATTGATTTATTCCAATCGTGCCTGACCCAACTGCGGACACCGTCATCGTATTACTTGCAATAGACGCGGTAAATGACGATTCTGCAAGCACAGTCAATGTCGTACCTGCTAATACCCCGCCGTCGTTAATAGTTCCCGTGCAGCTAATTGCGTCGATTATGATTGGCCCTGTAGAGCTTGCGTACTTATCGGTAGGGATGGTGTAGTTAGCAGTAACAACCTGATCGTTCTCGTAGAAGACCTGATTACCTGCACTGCCTGTCGCGCCACCGCCAATCGAACTCCACTGTGAAGTATTGGTATCGTAACCTTCGTATTGCCCGAACGTCGTGTTGTATCGGATGCCTGTACCAGCACGTTGAACAGTCGTGCCTGATGGAACTACTAAACTACCGGTACCACCAAACGCGCCATTGCCTGATACGGACAGATCGCCATTGATTCTATTAACGCCGCCCGTTATGTTGCTACCGTCACAGAACAGTAGTGTGGTGTAGCCATCGGGGATGGTGATTGTGGTGCCGCCAGTCGGTGTGGTGCCGTTGGCAGTCGTTGCCGCAGAGATCGTCGCCGTTCTGCCGGTGTTATTTTTGATGATGTAAATCTTATCTGTCGGCGGGGTATATAACGTAAAGTTTGCCGCAGGTGTGCCCGTCAATAGCAATACCGCTTGACGCGATTGGTCTGTTGCACCATCGAGCGCCGTGAGTGCTTGGTTGCCTGTAACAGTAATAGAAGCAACGCCCGTAATCGCTTCAGTCAGCAGCGTCGCTAGGTTGTAGTTGGTTGTGTTACCCCACACACCGGCTTGGTCGCCTGTACCAATCTCTGCAATCCGCAGGTTATTGTTGTACGTAGTCGCCATGATCTGTCCTTACACAGTGTCGATATTTGTCCACGATCCGCCAGCCTGCGTGTTGATTATAGTCCAGCCAGACCCTTGATTATTCGGTATTAGTTGCCAACCCGGTAACTGATTGTCATTGATCAGTTCCCACAAAAGCCGCGCCAGCGCAGCATCTAGGATAGTCGCGCCTTCGCTAATTTGCAAAGTAGTTATGATGTTGCCGAGGGGTGAGTCTACGCCTATTACCGTTTCGTCAATAGCGGCAACCCCGTCCAACTGGGTGGCTAGTGTATCCTCCGCTGTTGCCGTTTCGTCAACACCACCAAACGCATCAAGCTGGCTTGTAGTATCGTCCGCTCCGGTTGCTGTTTCGTCTACTGCGCCTACTCTGGTCAAAGTAGCGGCTTCGGTATCTGTACCTGTAGCTGATTCAGATATTGCGCTTACCGCATCTAATTGGCTGGCTGTAGTGTCTGTGCCCGTGGCTGTTTCGGCTACAAACAATTGTAGTGACGCAGTAACTGTAAGATCGTCTGCGCCCGTGGCTGTTTCTGAGACTGTTGACGTACTGCTTATATTGCCAACCGCTGTATCTGTTCCCGTAGCTGTTTCGGCTACTGCGCCTGATGTAGTTAATTGGCTGGCTGTTGTGTCTGCACCGGTAGCTGTTTCAGATACTGCGCCTGCCGCATCTAATTGACTGACTGTAGTGTCCGCACCGGTAGCTGTTTCATCGATTGCACCAACACGCGTCAAAAACAACGTAATAGTATCGGTACCCGTAGCTGTTTCGCTGACGCTTACAGCATACGTAACCCCGCCAAAATCCCAGCCAAGATTATTACCAGAGTTGACGTTTCCATTTGATGTAAACGCTTCCCAAGTAGCACCGCCTGTTGCGTTACTGTCTTGAATATTAAGATAGGAAACGGATACTGTGCCAGAAGACTTGGATAGCGTGAACCGCGTGCCCGGCGTAGAACTGCGAAGCGATACTAAGTTTCCGGATGTGCCAGACAAGGTAAAGTTATTAAACGTGTTTGTTGTACTAGCAGGAAACGTGATCTGACTTGCTGTGGCGCTAGTTCTAGTGATGTCGTTAAACGTATTTGCGCCAGTAATTGTCAGCGTTCCGGCACCACCTTGATTCAATGTGCAGTTATACGTAGCCCCTCCACCTTGAAACCCCTTGCCAGTTGCTGCAGTCATCGAGATTGTGCCTGTGCCAGTACCTGCTGTCGTGGTAAGATTTCCAGCACCGCTAACGTTATCCCACGCAAAAGCATTAGCTGCTGTTATAACAATAGTCCCGCCGTTAAAAGTTATATTTTTTGCAGAGCTGCTATCTCCCCAATAAGCGGGCGTAGTTAAAGTAAACCCATTAAGATCAATTGTGCCTTGGGTCAAATACCATATGCTAAGGCAAACCAAAGCATCAGAAAGCGTAGTTGTTATGCCAGACGCATTAACCCTAAGAGTTGATATTGATTTTCCAGTTGACGTTAATGTGCCTGTGCCTACTGTTGTAAAAGTAGTGCTTGTATAAGTTCCGCCAGACGCCAGCGTAAACCCGTGACAAGAAATAGTGTTGCTGCCAGTATTACTGGTTGAACCTGTAAAATCGATTTGTCTAAACGATCCTGTAAATGTAGGGGCTGAATTTCCGGACGTTAGATTTATGTTGAGTCTGTTTGAAACCGTTGCACCAGCAGTACTGCCAAATTCAAATGTTTTTGTTGCAGACATTGCTGCCGATATGTTTGACGTACCGGTAAACGTGAAGTTTGTGGCAATTGCCATCTCCAGTACTTTTGCTGTTGCTGTGGTTGTAGTAGTTACAATAGAACCTGTTGTACCAAATGCTATAGAGCGTGTATTGCTATTAGTTGACTGAAATCTGCCCGTTGAGTGCGTCAGGTTGTTCAGGTCTAACGTACCTCGCGTTAGTGTCGTTGTAATTGTTGAGCCTAATGTCAGATTGTTTGTAACAAGCTGAATACCGCCGCCGGGCGCATCTATCGTTACTGGCTGAGTAAATGTTATTCCACCAGAGTTAAGTGTTTTAGTAGCTCTATTGGAAAATGTATACGTGCCAGTACCAGTAGGAGTTACACCTGACCCGTAAGTAAAGTTTCCATAAAATGTTGGTGTGTTTGTGCTTGACGCTAATGTCATTGCATTGGTGCGTGTTGATGCGTCTAACGTACCAATGTTCCAAGCACCATTGATCGTAATTGTTGCGCTTGTATTTAATCCCGTGTTTTCAATAATTGCGGTGTCTTGAGGTAATGGATAGTTTGTATCTGCCACACCGCCACCTGAACTTGTTGCCCAAGCAGTTGCGTTCCAGTTGCCACCTGCCGCTAAGTTCCAATATTTATTTACGCCAGCTACAAACGTAATATTGCTATTACCGCCGCAATCGCCTAATCGCGTACCAGACAACGGAGATGCGGCACCAGCTATTGTGATGTCACGGAAATCAACATCGGTCATAGCCGCAATAGCAGCGCAAGTTAATGTACGAGATATGCCTGTTGCGTCAGACCGGACAAATTGCCTTTGGTTACCATTATCGCCATTAACAGTAAATGTTCCAGTAATTGTCTGGTTTGCGGCTATGCTTATGTTGTTTAGTCCGGCAGAAGCAATCGTAGAAAACGTCAAGTTGTTAAATGTGTTTGCGCCTGTAATTGATTTTGTTGTTGTTGTTGCTGTTGATGTAGAAAAAGATACGTTATAGTAAGTAAGACCGCCACCAGAAAAAAGTCCCGTAGACGTAATTGTAGAATTTATTGTTGATGTTCCAGCATTTAATGTTGCATTAGTGCTGGTTGTCATAGACCAAAAATTACTTGAACTTAAAGTAATAGTAGAACCATTTAAATTTATGGTTCTTGTGTTTGAATTATTTGATGAAAATACTCCAGCAGTAACCGCATAATTACTTGTTGATGTATCAAACGTTCCATTGGTAAGTGTTAGTGTGCTAGAACCACAGCTAAACGCTGAACCTAACGTCCAAGCACCACCTACTCCATCAAGCGTAACTGCCCCACCAAACGCTACACCATTAGTAGTTATTGTCTTGCCTGTAGTTGTGGCATTGAATGTCGTTGTGCCTGTATAGGTACGGGTGAAATTTGTCGCAGGAAAGGACAAACTACCGCTAACAGTCAAGCCAATGCTTGTTCCTGCTAGGGTCATTGTAAAATCAAGACCGCTAATCGTGATGTCGTTGCAAACCCGTGGCGTGTTTGCCATCGTGACGGTGAAGATACCGCCAGAATCGCTACCAGCATCAAAGAATACGTTATCTGCTGACGTAGGAACAGACGCACCACTAGCCCCACCGCTAGATGCTGACCAGTTAGCCGTGTTGGTGCTACTCCATGTACCAGTGCCACCAACCCAATAGCGATCTGCCATTCATTACTCCGCCGGTGGCTCTTCTGAAGGAGGGGCGGTAACAACGGCTATCCAGTTGTCTAACCGTTGTTGTTTCATTGCTTGGATTTCTTCGTCAGTAAACGTGTGATTATCCGGCAGATGCAAGGCATCGCAGAACTTACCGTACTGAGTATCAAAGCAAAAGTCGAGCTTCATAATTAGGTGCCGGTCAAGCTGAAGGTGTAAGTTACGTTCAAAGTGTCGCCGCTGATTACGCCACGAGAGCCACCAGTAAATGCTTTGGCTGAAAACAGCGTACCGGTTGTGCCGCCCTTGGTATTGCTGCTAGTTAGGAACGCACCGTTAATCGTGGTTGTGCCGTTAATCGAGAACACAGCTACCGACGCAGAGTTATCAAGCACCGATGGGTTTGCCGTTGTTGCTGTACCGAATGTCGCTGTCGGACGGTTTGCTTGCGAGTACGTAGTGTCCTCAGTCCAACCCGTGTGTGACAACATTGTGTCACCGCCTACAATTGAAGTCAGAGTACCTATCAAACCCAAATACCACACCGTTGTTTGCGCAGCAGCGTCCAGTGAAGTGGAAACCATGTATTGCAAGCCAGTGTTTACCACAAGGTTGGGGCCTTTTTCTTCCCACTTCAAGTTACCATCTTTGTCGTAGCAAAGAATGTGGAACACGCCACCAGCATGGACTTGTTCAAATCCTGCGGTTGGTCTGATCACTGCGGCATCAACACTATCGCCCGCAATTGCTTTTACGTTGTTCATATCAACTCCTCAAGGAAAACGAATTAAAGCCGTCGTCGCTGTATTTGCAGGCATCGTGACGGTGCTGTTGCTGGAAGTAAACGTCTTGTCTGAACCAAAATCAAGTACAGCCACAGACTTGTTTGACCGCGTGACGTTGTAGATCAAAGCACCACGCGCAGTAAAACTAGCGCCGGGCCACGATACATCATTGAAGTCTACATATACAGTGCCGGTCTGCGTATCCGTTGAGATAGTTGCGCCTGTTACTAACTCGCCACCAGCGGTATAGCCTGTACCCACCACTTCATTACTTGTGGTGTAAGCAGTGGTCAGTTGCCCAATATCGGAAAAAGCTGTGTACAGCGCCATCCTCAGCGTATCCGTAGCAAGGTTCTGCCCCGCTTGGAGCATCTCCTGCTTGAAACTGTTTGTCAGTCCTTGTTGGATCACGGATTCACCTTAATCTTTGCCTGCCCATCGCGGTATGCGTCACCACGCTCAAGACCTGTACCCAGACGGTTGAGTTGTGCCAGCGCATCCTGATACTTTTTCTCGTAGTATCCCATCATGTCCTGCTCACCCTTCATGAAGGTATAAGCCTCTACCAAAGAGCCATACAACAATACAGGTGAGTAGTTATCGCCCAGCCATGTGCGTCCATCAGCGGCGGTTGTGATTGACTCAGGGTAGTAGTTGTAGTGCAGTTCTACGCTGTAGCTAGAGTCGGGTGTGGGGCCAAGAATAAAGCTCAACTCATCCGTTACTGTACTCGACACCACCGTCGGGCCAAACAGTGCGTAGTATTTAGGAAGCCCCGTATCGTTTGGATTAGGATACGCTGCCCGTATGAAGTTGACATCTTTGTTCAGCAGGTACTCGTAGTCGCCGTTACCATCAATCACTGCTATCGAGAACACCGACAAGAAGTCATTTGGGCAAGACAGATACTTATTGCCGTTAGTCGTCACGCCTGTCACGTTCTTACGCAGTGCAGGAATCTGCACCGTGTTATAGATGCGCGTCTCAGCCTGATCTACGAACGTAGGAATGTTCGCTACGAAGTCAGACTCGTAGTTCTGGGTGTACGACTGAATTTCAGCAACAAGTTCTGTATACGTCATGATCAACCCATCGGGCCACGCGCCATTACGCCTTTAGTTGCCGCACCGGTACCGCGAATCTTGATGCCGGTCGTTTTGGCTTCTTTGTAGTTGCCTTTACTGACAGTGCCAGCGGCAATGTTCATTTCGTTCATGTACTGAGCGCCAGACTTCTCCGGCACCTGCGCTTTCTGTGCTGGTTTCGTAGCCATTATTTGCCCCTCGAAGTACCACGCTGATTCATCGCGCGCGCTAGGTTGCGGCCATACTTGCGCATCGCCTCACCAGTCACACCGCCCTTTGCCATGCCCTTGTGCATACGGCGCTCATGAGCCTTGACTTCTGCCTTGGCAATTTTCTTCATGCTGTCCATATTTACTCCTACGAGATTGTCACACTGCCTATCGCAGCTCTTGACGTTAAATTATTCGGCGTCAGCCCTGCATCGTTTGCACTTGCCCCACCCACCGGATACCAACCCCACTGAAACACCCGGCTACCACCTTCCGGGAACCCATCAGCATCAACAGATGTCCCCGGCGTTTCCGTAAGCTGCAATCCGCTGTAGCCAGATTGCAGGTAACTTATATCCGGTCTCGGCTCGCGCACTGCCTGCGGGTCATTCACTGGATACAGGCCAAGACTTAACTGCGGCTGGTCAGGCTCCCAACAACTCTTGCAAACTTTGATGTTGACGTTTTTCGTCTTGATCGTCAGTTTGCGTAATTCTTTCAGCTTAAAGCGAAACCCGCAACGGTCGCACTCTGCAATACTGTGTTTGCCACTAGCATACTTGCTCGGCATACATCACCTGTAGAAAGTCATACGCGGCACAAACCGGTCTGGTGCTTTCTCCCTGTCTTCAGATGCTGCCAAGTCCCACGCCTCGTCGTACTGCGCCTTCAGCATAGTTATGCGGTCTACCGTTATCTCTGGTAGCTTCATAGCCAGCATGTACGCCAATCCAGCGACCATGCAGTTTTGAAAGCGAAATGGGATGTCTTCTACGTTGGTGCCGTTGCCAGCATCGTACATCCGACGCAGCCGCCAGTACACAAAGTAGTAATACGGATTGCCTTGTGTACCCTGATCCGGTGACGGCCACACATTGATCTGCGGATACTTCGGCGTAGCGCCCAATAAATCAGTTGTCTGCCCGCTCTGGCGGTTGACCCACACCTGAATCGGACGACCTTGTGTCAGCTTGTTCGGGATAGTCGAGTACGTCGATACCGAAATCCGGCTTATGTTGATGTCGGTCTGATTAGATATCTGTCCGGGATTAGTGCGAATAACATGTTCCAGAAGATCAACGGTATCAATAGGTAGATCATAGGTGATTGTCCCTTGCACTAATGGAATCTGACCTTGCTCAATTGTCCACAGGTTGATGCCACGGTTGGCCCACTCTGTGATCAAGAAGTTGAGAGTACGTCGCGCCGTGCGGAAATCATAGCCAGTACGCAACTCGCGCCCACATCTCTCAAAAGCTTCTTCAAACAGCTCGTTGAGATCTGGATTAAAGCTCGTAGTTGAGGTAGTAACAGCCATTATCTAAACCTCGCGGTCTTCTGGGCTATGCGTTTTGGTTGCGCGACGAACTGCTTGCCAGACTTCTTTCCTGCCCGCTTCGCCTTCGTTGTGGCTGCATACTCTGCTGGGCTGAGTGACTTGATAGCCGCCTCCGGCAGATATCTCTCGCCGGTCTTTGATGACGGCTTGCCACTCTTTGTGCGCCATTTCTGCTGTGTCCACGCCTTTAGGCTTTGCTGCGGGGCTTTCATATTAGCTTAATCCCTTTTCGGTTCATGTCGCTTTTTTCAACGTCAGAACTTTTGCCTGTTTGCAGCAATTTTAGATCTTTCAGGTGGTCTGACCCAACAAAATAAACCCCTTTGGGCTGCGACAACAGCCACATGTCTCGGTGCTTGTTTGCCTTGTCTGCCATCTTTTTTGCTGGCGTACTGCCAGACTCCCACATGTCCTTCTCGCCACCACCTATGAAAGCTGCCACATTTGCCTTTGTCGCCTCGGCCTTGCTGTTTTTTAAGTACGCCCCGCCCATTTCTTTTAAAAAAGCGGTCAGCGTATCCGCATCAAACTTACGACTTTTAAAATATCCGTACTGCCCTTGCGTTTCAAGCAGCCGGTCAAAAATGGTACCGGAGCCGGGGAGTATTTCTTTCTGCTTGTTTACTGCTGTGTTTGTAAAAATAACAAACAAAAATTCTTTTGGGTACCCCTTTACGTCTTTTGCCAGCGCATCATCCCATGAGCCTTGGTACTTAACTCCCGGTATCCGGTCATCCCCGCTGCCTTCATACCAAGCCCCGTACTTATCTATGGCGGCTTTGGCTTCCGGCGGTACTACTACGCCTTTGCCATGTGCCTGACCAATAAATATCAGGTCAGGGCGAACGCGCAGCACACTCACAACATCTTACCCCGCGTCTTACCACGCTGCGCTATACCATCAGCTCGGACGGAAGCTGACTTTACTTTGCCCCCGCGCTTCATTAGCTCTACATCTTTAAATCTGACAGCCTTATCCTCTGGCACTTTGCTCTTGGGTGCGCGTACGGTAACGCTACCCTCTCCGCCTTTCCACTCTCTACCAAACTTGCCAGCTTTATCGCCGCCGCTCCACCACTTTTCGTCCCCAGCGCCATGCTTGGGTTCTGGGTTGCGTTGAAAATAGCCGCTCTTTTTTGCTGCTTCGTATTCAGCTTGCGACATATTCCTGTATGCGTGTGTAATATCTTTATCACTGCTCGGCATACGCACAGGCGAGTTTTTTAACCGCAACCCTTCTGCCACAACCACTTTATTCTTTACATAAGGGCGAGTTGCCATTTCCGCAGCACTCAAAGCCCTCTTGCCCAAACCCAAACCAATTAAATCTTCTGGCCCTACCGGGGATGCTTCTAATGCTTGTTGGCGCTCCAGTTGACGACGGTATGCGGGATCGCGCATATCTTGGCTCGGCTTATCCATCACCGAACCACCGCCGTCAAATTTCTTGCGCTTCTTCATATCACTTCATCTTCTTCAGCGTCTGAGCCAATCTTGCCCGCTGACCCAGCTTACCCGGCTTCTTCGCAGCCGCTGCCAGCTTCTTTGCCGGGATTGGCTTGCCCTCTTTTGCGCCAAGCTGAGCGCGTAGTGCGCCGGGTTTCTTGATCGCCTCGGATATCCACTTTTTTGTGGAACCGCCCTTCTTCATGCCTTCAACGCCACGGCCTTTCAGCACATCTGCTTGCGTGACCTTGCCATCACCGGTCAGGTCTGGGAATTTACTAGCCACGGTAACCTCCACCCTTTTCCTTGTACTTCTTTGCTAATAGCTGCGCTTTGCGGGCCGACCATTGACCTGCCGCCGTGCCCTGCGTAGCCGAGTTCTTGATCTGGTTGAACAGGGCTTTGCGCATACCCGGCTTGGTGTAATTGCCAGCTTCATTCACGCGGGACTTGGTAGCCCCGCCATCCTTGTAGACCGTCACAGGCTCGTTGCCGTCCCGTTTCTTGATCTTCCGAATCTTGGCTGGGTTAATGTCACCCATCCCGCGTGAGGCCATCATACGATGCGACCCTTAGTTTTACCGCGTTGAGCAATACCGTCAGCACGAGCAGAGGCGGAGGATACTTTGCCGCCTTTCTTGTAGCCCTTCACATCTCGACGAGCTTTCATCTGCTCTTCATCGTCAAGGCTGGTCATAGTGTTGCTTCCCATCGCCTTACCCAAGGACCGAATCGCATCACCAATTGAATCCATGCCTTTAACAACATCATAATCCGCAGTGCCGGGTGGATTTAGCCGTAACTCTTTTTCATACTTACGCACTTCTCTGTTGTAAGTATCTTCTCGTTTGCGTTGTGCAGCAGCAGCATCCGCCTTGTTTAAATGGCGCTTGCGCTCGTTAATATTTTCAACGCCTTCGCTTCTGTAATCAGCCATCGCGTCCTCCTATTAGCAGTAACCGCCCTTACGCATACCTTTAGCACCAGCCATCTTGACCATCGCGCCCTTGGTATGACCCTTCTTCTGAACGGTATGCTCGCCGTGAGGCTTCATGCCGCCTGCGACAACCTTGCCCATCTTCGATGCAGCAACGCCACCCATCGCCATCTTCTTGACCTTGCCGCCGTACTTCATACCGGCTTCAGCCATTTCATGTTTGATCATTGACTTAGGAGCGCCCTTCTTTTTCATGAACGACACTTCCTTCTTCATCATTGCCTTTGACTCTTTCATTTCGCCTCCTTTGGCTTTGCGAGAAAGGCCTGCTTCGGAAAGACCGATTGCGATGGCCTGTTTTGGATTTGTTACCTTCTGACCGGACGATGACTTGAGACTTCCAGCTTTAAATTCTCTCATCACTTTGCCGACTTTAGCTTGACCGCCAGCAGCTTTTCTAACTGGCGCAGTAGGCGTTTCGCCTGTCACCGATTTTGTAGCCTCGGCGTAGCCCTTGTTGGTCAACGCATCCATTCTTTGATACAGCGCATCAAGCTCTGGAACGGACTCACCCCTTGCGCGACGGCCTTCAAGCTCGCGAATGCGCGCACCCATTTTTGCCATGTCAGTCATTAGCAGATCTTTCCACGAGTTTTGCCGCGTTGAGCAATACCGTCAGCGCGTTTAGATGCTGACGACACTTTGCCGCCGGACGCCATCTTCTTAACTGCGCCGCCCTTCTTCATGCCCAGCTTGAGCGGCTCACGGCCAATCTTTAGCGGCTCATTCGTCAACTGAGGTGCGCGAGGGGTGATGTCCCTCTCCGCGCGCTTGCCTATTGTTTGGGCAGCTTCTTTTGCAGCTTGTCTACCAGCTAGGCCTTGCGCCAACATCTTCATCGCGCGCAAACCGAAGCCGCCAATTAATGAAGATTCTGGTGATACTGTTTCCAGCGCCTGCTCTTTTGCCATGCGCGCCTGACGCTGCTTCTCTGTGTCGTACGCAGATTTTTTGTATGCCTCGCCCATCTCGCGCGCAGCCCTTGTTTGCTCGGCGGCTTTTGCAGCACGATCAGCTTCGGCCTTCTGACGAGCTGCCGCACGACGTTGAGCATCTCTACGCTCTGTCTCGCGTTGAGCTTTTTTCTCAGTCAATGTGGGACCTTCATCGCCACCAGTAAATCCGATGTCAGAGGCGCTCACCCTGCTTTTTGGTGCATAGCTGCTATCGCCCCTGTCCTCGGCAGTCTTTTCAACTTCTGGACTCTTCATGCGTCTGCCGGTGTAGTCGCTACTCTCAATCATTGAGGCAGGCGCTTCCTCGTTATACGTACGCTCAGGAAATCTTGTACGCACAACTTCGCCAGAACCAGACCGCACAGGATTGCCAGAGCTATCCCGCAGAATTCCGCCCTCTTCGTAACGCTTTACCTTGCGCTTCTTCATAAAACTCTCCTGTTCGATTCAAGCAACTGGTCGATCTTCGTCTCCAGTCGGTTAAATCGCTGATCAATATGATCTGTAACACGATCAACTTCAGCTTTAGTCGCGGTATCTCGTGCAATCTCCTCACGCGTCTTGTTCAACAAGATCGTGATGCGGGCAAGCTCGGAAAACTTCTCGTGGGCGATATACGCAAACAAGCCCACAAACAACGACAGCGCGCCGTTCCAAACGAATGCGAGATCCACGGTTAGCACTTCCACGCTCTTAAACTTTTGTTAATACGGCTGTTAGGATCTTTGGCAGTCTTGGCGCTCGTCAGCTTCTTCTTCATCCCTTCCATCCGGGCGCAGAATGATTTCTTACGAGGACCACCCTCCGGCTGCGGCGCTTTCAGTCCGGGCTTGCCGGGATTCGCTTTGTTGTACGAAGCCCGCCCCTTGGCGTTCAAGCCACCCTTGGGGTTCTTACCCTCTGCTCGCTGCCACGCCGGAGTCTTAGCCATAGAACACCACAATGGTTGCGTTCGCTAGTGTGGCGTGGACATCAGTGTTGAACTTGATGCCCTCACCGGGGAACAGGATATGCTCTGATCCCGCCGCTGCCGGGGCTGTAAACGAAAACCGTGTGGTACCGCCAGAGCCGCCGTCCTTCAAGACAACCGTACCCGCAGAGGCGTAGCTGACCGTCACCGCTTTTACACGGGTTGGAGCAGCGTACGCTGTGTTGGTCGAGGTTACTTGCGCGGCTTTTACGTCTGTTTGCATGGTCATAATGACCTCCTATCAGACGTTCTGCTGGCCTTCGAGCGGATCAGCAACGAAGTATTGGATCACACCGGTCATATTGCCAGTGCCAGCACTGCCGCCTACGCGCGCCGTGATGTACACCATTTCAGTAGCAGACATAACTGTACCTAATGCAGTGCCAGAACCTGTAGCCCCCGGAGTGATTTGACTTACGACGTTGTTTGCGTTGTCTAGCAGACCTGCCGGAGTATTCGTGCCGGTGTTATAGAGCGTAAAGCCCAAGTCAGTTTGGCCTGTAGCAGAGTCACCTGTGAAAGTGATTGCCATGATCCGTGCGCCCGCAGGAAGAATTAAGTTAGGAGCGCCAGATGTAGAAGAAACTTTGACGTTTGTAGCACTAGCAGCAGCAACGTCAGCGATGTAGAAAGTAGCAGCCATCATGCCCGAACCACAATATGCGGTGCGAGTTGTGTCGCCGCCACCCGAACGCCAAATACTTTGGGTAGTAGAAAGAGCCATGTTTTCCCTCATGCGGTTAAGCGCGACGATCTGCATGAAGTCAGCCGGGACTGTTCGTTCGCGCCGGGTAACCCGGTTTCATAGTCTTATACTATGCGCGCAAGGGAAATGCAAGAGGAAGGCTATGCGTCAAGCAGCTTATTCGACTTGCGCAGATTCTCCTCCTGCGTGATCACCCGCAGGTTCCACGGAACGTGCAGGCCGCACACCTCATCGGAGATCAGCGGCACGATGTGATCCACGACATAGCGCTCGCCGGTCAGCTTGGTCAGCTCCATTGCCTGAAGATACAGTTGCCGCATTGCAAGCTTTTGCTCCGGCGTAATCCACTTGGGCGTGGCGCTTCGATGCCGCCTTTTACGCACGCTGGTTAAAGCTTTATACAGTTCTGGATTGGCCTCTTTGTATTTGTATCTATGCCCACGGCGCTCTTCTATTGGTCTGGCATTTGCGCGAGCCTTCACAGCCTCTTTGTTCTTCTCATAGTACCGCCTACCAGCAGCCTTGGACGCTTCCGACTTCGGCTTCTCGCTGCGCTTTTTGTTGTCCAGCGCCCAGTCTTCTTTCATGCAATCAACGCATGAGCCTTTCGTTTTTCGCAGAGTAATGTGCCCTCTCAAACATGGCTTGCCTGTGTAGTAATACTTGGCCCCAGTTGCTTTGGCGGTTGCGCGATCTACTGGAAATGCAGAGTAATCCATATTATCCTCCCTGTCGTATATGACACGGGCAATGATACAGCAAAAGAAAACCCCGCGCAAGGCGGGGTTCTCAATGCTGCTAAGTGCTTGATTTACTTCAATTAAGCACCCTGTGAGCCGTACATTCCGAGCGGGTCACTCCAGCCGAAAGAATATCTCTCACGAGCCTTGTAACGAACGTTCCCTGTATCGAAGTCCCCGTCCATTGACTGCTGCAACGGAGTACGAACAAAGTGCTTCATGCCGTTAGGAACGTCGGTGGTCAGGAACCATGCGTTCGTATCGGTCAAGAAGTGGTTGATCGTATAGCCTTCTGGGATCGAACCGTTGTTCTTCAGCGCGTTGATGTCGTTGTCGTTGGTGCCGACGCGGAGTTCGGTTTCCAACAGACGAGTAGCAACGAACTGGAGAGCTGGTGGAACGATCAGCTTGCGTGGCTTAGCTGCGATCAGCAGGCCGCGTTCGTCGGTCCATGCTGCGATTTGGATCACAGCGTTTTCCAACGAGGTTTCGTTCAGGTCAGCAGGTGTCGAAGGGATGTTCGAGTTAGTGCCACCGGAAACGAGCGGGTGGGTAGCCGAGAACAGTGGCTTGCCGTCGCCGCCGTAGTACTGGGACGAGTTGGTAAAGCCGTTGTTCAGAACCGATGCCGCCTTAACCTGCTTGGTGTAAGACATAGCACGAGCCAGCGCTTTGGTATAACGAGCCGACAGGCTGTCATACAGGTTATCTTCGATGGCCTCTTCGGTCAGCGAGAAACCCAGTGCGATGGTTTCGTGGTTGTATCGAGCAGTCCAAGCTTCCTGACCGTTGTCGTACGCGATTGCAGAACCTTCGTTCTTCACCGGTGCAGCACTGAAGCCAGACAGTTTGGTTTCTTCTTCGAACGAACGCTCGGAAGTCTCGGTTTCGTAGATTTCCTTGTGCTCTTCGCCGTAGCGAGCGTACTCCATGCCGAACAATGCGTTCAAGCCGGGGAGCAGCTCTTTCAGTAGTTGTGCGCGTGAAATAGCCATTATTCAGCTCCTTATACGTTGGCAGTGCCGGTCGGGTTGTAATACGAATGACCGCCGTTATACGCCACGACGTTAGGAGCACCTTCCGTCAGAGTGATATACGGCATGTTCCACTTAACGATCACTTCGCTGTAGTTACCAGCGGAGTTGGTGGTCTCTTCAACCAAACCAACAACACGGAAAGGCAAAGTGAAAGCGGTGTTACCGCCCGAGTCATACGCGCCAATATTCGAGTTACCCGAAATAGTGGTGTTCGTCGAAGGCTGCGAAATCGCCAAGTTATTGCCTAAGATAGTGCCCGAAATCGGGGTGATAGTGGTCGAAGTTGCACCACCAGTCACAGCGACCTTAAACAACGCATCGGGATCGTCAACGACATAAGCCACGATATCAGAAGCAACAACTGAACCGGGGTACGAGTTAGCGAACAGTTTCTGGCCTGTGGACGGGTTGGTATAAGATACGCCAACAAACACGCCAACAACACCGGTTGCCGAGACAGTCGTAGTACCAGTCTCTTTGACGATGAAGCCAGACGATAGGCGAACGATGTCGCCGTTATAGATAGCACCAGCAGTATTGCTGGCAATCGGGAGTTCACGAGTCTGACCCGCAAACACCTGACCGCCGATCAGATTGATCGGCTTTAGCCCGTAAGGGGCTTCTACAGTCGGATATGACATATTAAGCTCCAGAAAATTTAATTGCCCTTACCAAAGGACGTAGTAGATTTACGTTCCTTAAATAGAGGCATACGAGGGTCGCTTTGCTTCATAAGACTATTATCTACAGACTGAATCTGATCTTCAGCTTGTCGTTGGTAATAAGAATTACGCTGTTCAACAAACTCTTCAGGGGTCTTGCAGAGTAGTAATCCGCCGATCTCGACGTTGTCTTTGAAGCGACTATCGGGATCAACTAGCAGTTGGAATTTTGGCTGCTCCTCGATTTTTACTGGCTCCCAGCCCTCACGAATCTTTGCAGACATGTTACGGGCATCGGTCTTTCCAAGTATTGAGGTGCGAATCCATCTGTATCGAAAACCGGGCTGCTTATCTGGTTCAGGCAAAAGCTCAGGTGGTGTCCACTGCTTGGGACGTTCCTGCATGGCACGGGTTTCCAATTCACGTTCTAGTCTGTTGGTGCCCATTATTGGCCTCCATTAAGTAAAAGTTTCTCACGGGCGTATTGCTCAGGACTTAAACCAAGCCTTTTAGCTAAATTTAACTCTGACTGCTTTAGTACTATCTTTTTGGAGGATGTACTGCGAGACGCAGGAGCTACGACCGTCGCAGGTTTTTCGGTGCGCGTAACGGGCTTTTCGGCCTGCTGCGGAGAAGCTTGAAAATAGTCCGGGAAGCGTTGACGCATAGTCCCGTCAATTCTCTGCCAGTATTCGTCGGTGGACGGATAACTAGCGCCATACTGTTTGACCAATTTTTGGTGTAGTCCAAGTGCTAGACTGGTCATTTCCTCGTCCTGACCGAACCAAGTATTGCGCTCTTGCCACGCAATTGCCCTTGGGTCAGGGCGAGCCACTGGGACTTCTGGGTTGCTTTGTACATCTTTTTCTTCAAATTGTAAAGAAGGCACATAATCTTTTGCCTTTTGCAACTTATAGCTGGCCTCAGCCATCTTCCGTTGCGCTTCTAGCAACTTTTCACTATCGCCGTCCTCATAGGCAGCTTTATAGGCTCTTTCAGCTACGTCTAGTTCTAGTTTGGCGGCGGACTCGTAAGTCTGAAGGTAGGTCTTTTCCCCCTCAGAAAGCTTTGCTTTAAGGGCGCGGTTCTCCTCAAGCATCTTTTTTGCTAACTCTTCAGCGGCCTGTCGCTCCCGCATGGCTTGGTCTTTTTCCCGGCGCTCGTCATGCCAGACCTTCTTCATCTGTTTAAGGCGAGTTTTTACATTCTCGGAGTAGTCATCTAACTCATCATTGTCTAGTTGTTCAACAATCTCCTTCGGCATCGGCTCACGGCCACGATCTTCCGGTGGGGTGTCATCCTCTATCTCGAACGAAAAGTCGTCCTCTTTAGGCTCTACCGAAGCAGCCTTTGCTTCTTTCTCATCAGGAAATTCAAACTCAACCTTTTCCATAGCTCCTCCTTATGCGCGGCTAATGCCACGTGGGTCTTGCACGACAGCCTCAACGGTATCGTCGTTAATCAAACGGAACTCTCGTCCGTGAATCTTCAGCCTAGTGCCGCTATTTGGGCGAGCCAAGATAAAGTCTCCTTCCTTGCACCAAGGCCCATTTGGAAACCTCTTTTCATCTTTGTAGCAATCGGGCCCCATCTTCACCACAAAAAATACCGTTGCAAGAACTTCTTCAAAATGGCGAGTCTGATCCGCTTTGAGGATACCGCTCTCAAACTTCTCCTCAACTTCCGGAAGGGCCACGAGAATGTGGTACCCAGAAGGTTCAGGCAACTGCTTAGCCTTCTCTTCAGGTGTTTCCGGTAATGTCGATACTTCACCGCTTTCTGTAGCGATAGTTATTTCACTCATCGTCTGATTGCTCCATACGTTTTGCAAGGTCAAGAATAAAACCCTCTGCCAGCGATAGACCTCGAATCTCACCGCAAAGTTTTTGGTACTCGGAATAGTCCTTAGCCGCGTTGTTGGATACGGCCTCAACTATCTGGTCACGCTTTTCTCGTACTTGTTTGAGCAGCACTTCAAGCGTTGCGTCCATTGATTACTCCTTCTTACGAGTCTGTGTCGTGCGCACCATTTGATCGCGCGACTTGGCTATATCGATGCCCATGCGAACGCCAGCCTCTTCTTGACGAGCTTCCAGATCCGCCTTGTCTTTTGCGACTTTGGCACCAACCTGCATACCTGCGATTTCCTTCTGCGCAGCAATCCGCTCTTCTTCGATACGGATTTTGTCGGCCTGTGCCGCCGCGTCGATCTGAAGTTTTTGCTGTTTGAGCGCAACTTCTTGTGCTTTGATCTGAAGCTCCTGTTGTTGCATCTGAAGGACTGGGTCTTGTGCGGCCTGTTGAGCCTGCTGTTGTGCAGCTTCGGCTTGGTCTTTCTGTAGCAACTTGCCCGCAGCCACCGCCATCATGCGGCTAAGCGGTACTTCCATTTCTTCCGGAATCGTATCGCCATCTTCATAATTAGGAATATTCAGCGGCACACCCAACTGCTCTTCGATCTGTCTGCGGTACTCAAACGCAACGTGTTCTGCGATATGCGCTTGCATCGCGCCCATAATTACGGCTGCTTGTGGGTTCTGCCCAACAATTTGTGCAATCTTTGGGTCTTGCATAGCAGACATATGCACCTGTAAATGCGCCTGATGATCCTGATATATGAATGCCTTAACCGGCTTCATGTTCAGAACTGCCATGTTTTCCGACACTGGGTCTTTCGGTTTCTGATCTTCCGCAGCGGGTACAAGCTTGTGGATGTTCTTAATACCTAGCACTTCCAACATCTGCTTGTTTAGCTCGACCATGTCGTAGATTTGTGGATTTTGCTGCGCCATCTGCATGACTGCTTGGTACTGCACCACTTTCTGCGACATCGTTGCAGCGTTCGGATCACTGACCGGGATCACATCGACATTCTCGTAGTCTTGCTGACGTGCGCGACGTGGGCCTTCTTCTGGCTCGTAGCTGTACTCGGTCGGAGCATAAGCCGCGATGATATTCTTCAGAAGTTTGAACTCCTGCTTCATCGCAAAGTGAATGCGAGCCTGCACCGCACTCATCACTTTCAGTTGACGCTCCAACAACGCTAGTGTCGTACCAACAGGAGCCTGTGCCGACATATCAGACACTTTGAGGTCAGCAGCAGACGCAAAGCGACGCCCTTCGTCCACAATCTGATCCATCAAAAGTTTGAGGACCTGACTTGGTTCTTTGTATGGCAGAGGCAAAATGTTGTCGCGTATGGTGCCAGACGCCACATCCACATCACGAAATTCGCCCGGAGCGATAGGAGTGTCATCTCCTTTAGTACGCATGCCTTTGGACTTCAAGCCACCCGGCAGGTTTGCCAGTGTGCCCGCATCAACCAACTGACGCAGGATCGAAGTGCCGCTCTTGGCGTACGCACCAATTAAGTGGATCAAACCAAAATGGTAAAAGCCAAAACCGGGGATGTAGCCGTAGTGAACAAAGTGAGTGCGCTTCTGTTCAGTATCGTCGTCTGGCTCGTAGTTGCGGCGAATAGCTAATACCTTGCCGGTACCTTTCTCAACCGTGACGATGTATGGCAACGCGATGCCATCTGGGTCTTCATAGCCTTTGAGATTCAGATTTACCTGCATCTCAAGTAGTTTGTAGCGGTCGTCCGTTGTAGCACGGAAGCCCATCTTCTCAGCAATCTTTTTCTCTACGTCATCTAGCGTATTGACTGGATCACCTAGATCGATGTCACGATAGAACCCGCCAACTTGTAGTCGCTTTAGTTCGTTCTCAGTCTTACGCATCACGTGTGTTACACGAGGTGCGTTTTGCAAGTTCTCTGAGCCGTAAGGCACCACCACATCTTCAGCCGGGACGAAGATAGATACTTGACGCTCCAGCGACGGATCATAATAGACTTTCTTGAACGCGTTACCTGACAGCCCTAAGCCCCACAGCATGCGCTCATGCTCACTGCGATATTCAGTCATCACTTCCGTGAGCTGATAGTTCATATCATTTTGAACCCTCTCGGCAGC